CATATGTGAAGACGTACCTGTGGGTGAGGGAGGAGAAGAGAGTCCTTGTATAGTATGTGAACCTATTTATCCCTTAGAATTAGATTGTGAAAAAACAAGATTAGCCAGATTAACTCAAATGCCCTGTACATATGTATCACAGGGACCAAATGGAGGAGAGTTACTTAATGGATCTTATCAAGTATGTATTGCCTATACAAAAAATGAGCAGCGTGTTACAGACTATTCCCTTCCTTCAAATGTTCAAGCTTTATTTGATCATAGAGATGTTAATGGCTCTTTAGATATTGAAATAACTAATATTGATGAAACCTATGATGAATTTGAACTGGTTTTAATAAGAGTTGTAAATCAACAGACTGTTGCCAAGAGAATGGGGACATATAGCACTTCTTATGGAACAATAAGTATAGACAGATTTAATGAGAACTTAGAAACCATTCCTTTAGAGTTTTTACCACTTATAAGACCATCCTATGAAAAATCTGAAGGTATATATAGAAATGGAGAATATCTTTTAAGAGTAGCTCCTACAACAAGATTTGATTTCAATTATCAAATAAGAGCAAATAATATTAAAGTTAAATGGGTTTCTGTTGAGTTACCTCCTGACTATTATGAAAAGGGTGGTAATATAACATCTTATTTAAGAGATGAACAATATTCATTTTTTATTAGATGGATATATAACACAGCAGATAAATCATCTTCTTATCATATTCCAGGAAGAGCAGCATATAACGCAGAAGTAGTACCTACATATGGTCTTAATGCAATTGAAATTGATCAGGGATATACTCCTCAATTCTGGGAAGTTTATAATACAGCATTTATGAATGCGGTATCTCTTCCCTCACCTCTTACACCAGAATATGAGACTAGAGAAGGAACTGTTATTGCTGAAGGTGACATGGGATATTGGGAGTCAACAGAAAAATATCCTGATAATATGCCAGATATTTGGGGGAATTTATGTGGTAAAAACATAAGACATCATAAGATGCCTGATTATTGTGTTTATCCACAAGGTGGTTCAATGGCCCCAATGCCTGAAGCTGCGCATTTTAAAAGTGAAGTTAATGCTGGTGATACAACTCCAATACGTGTAATTGGTGTTAGATTTGAAAATATACAAGCACCTGTAGACAATGATGGAAATCCAATTCCGGGTATTGTTGGTTACGAGATATTAAGAGGTTCAAGAGAAGGTAATAAAACAATTGTTGCAAAAGGGATCATAAACAACATGCGTCAGTATAAACTAGCGGATAAAGTAGCTAAAGATAACATAACAGGTTTATTCCAAAATTACCCCTATAATGATCTTCATGAGGATATGTTTTTTAGCAGGGAGAAAATGCCAGGAAAAGATAATCCAACTAAAAGACCATATCCAGATATTAATAAATTAGGTTTAGATGAATGGAATTTCCTTAAAGACACATTCACTTTTCATGCTGCAGATACAAATTTCAGACATCCCTTTTTAGGAGCTGATGAGCTCAAGATTAATATGTTATTACATGGTGATGTTGAAGGAAATTATGATCTTGTAAAAGACCATCCCTCACATAAAGTATTATCAAATTTTGCATTTATTGTGGCTGCTATTGTTGGTTTGGGAACAGCCTTCTTAGCATTAACGGGTAAAAGAAATGTAACAAGATCTCCAAATAAAGTTAAATATCCTGAAGCACAAGGTCAGCGAACTTGGTCAATATTGGGTGTTCCTTCAACAGGTGTTGTTACTGGAACTAATTTTACTCCAGTTGTACCAGGTGGAGGGGTAAGAACAAATTTTTGGTCTGGAATAGGTGGACCAGGTGCGTCAGCTTTAGCTGGAACAGCATCAGCAAATATAGCTGCAGGAGGAGCGCAGGCTCTTGCAACAGCTGGTATAAATAGTATAAGTGGATCATTAAGTGCAATGTTTGGAACTGGTAATGATACATTAATTGGTGGTGCACTAGAAGGCGTTGATACTGCAATAAATGGAGCTTATGCCATTCCTATAACTGGTGGAGCTCCTCATACATGGAATTTAAAAAAATTGGGAGATTGGGCAATTCAATACGAACAAAATTCAGGAGGATTTAGTGGCTTACAAAAATTGATATTTAATATTCCTATGCTTTCATATTACTGGTGTGAAGGAACTGAAGCAGCCTTACGTTTAATTAAAAACTTAGTTCCATTTAAGAATTATGCCTTAGCAGCAAGATCACATTGTTTTTATAATAGAATACACGATACTCCAGGAGAAACTAGTAAATGTGGAACAAGACGTTTAATTAATGCAGCAAATTATCTGGATAATCATGTACAGGATTTTAATACAGATAAACTAGATCCTACAACAGGTATTTCTACATTTAAAAGATACAGAATTAATAATTTATTTAGAGGAGACGCTGTTGTACTTCAGGTTACAAACGATATTCAACCTTATCATGAGTACGATGATGATGATAAGTCAAGATTAAGAATAGCTGATTTAGGTTCAAACTATTATAATTATGATGAAGAAGCGGGTGATGATGGAGATGATATAACTTTGACATCTCCCTGGTCAAATGCTTTTGAGGATGGACCATATAGTGCTGCTTTTTACACGTCCATGAAAAACAGAATAAGAAATCAGTACGGACAATTAGATAGTATTATTCAAGTTCCTGCATCAAATTGTGTTTTTGATTTTAAGTATGATAACACTTTAGCTAATCAGGGAGATACAGTTGTTGAATCAGGAGTTGTATTTGGAGGAGATACATATATAGGACGTTATACGGAAAAGAACACAATGTTCTATTTCTATGATTGGATGTTTAATCAACCAGATGGTTTTGAATTTAATTATAGATTAAGGTATATGTTACCTTATTCAACTTATTGGTTTGATTCAAAAGATTTTGATACAGATACATTTATATCTGGTTTATTTAACATGGATTTTTCAACTATAGTACCAAGTAACTTTCACAACTTTGATAGAGGAAGTAATCTTAATGAGGGTTTATATGACACAGGAGATGGAACAAAGCCAGATCCAGATGCAAGTGCGGATAGTTGGGCAAACTCCGTTTTCTGGATTAAAGAAGCTTACTTCTATTTATTTAATAGTGGTGTAAGAGACTTTTATATTGAGAGTGAGATTAATATTGATTTAAGAGATTGGGATAATGTTCCAGAAAAGAGATATTATGATCCACAAAAGCTGACTGATCTTCCAACCTTGTTTGCAACAGACATCATTAAAGCAGGAAACTATTATAAGTATGACTATTCATTAAGTGTTTCCAGACTTTATCAGGAATTTGCATCATGGGGAAGTCTACAGTATAGAGATTATGATCCTGAAAAGGCAGAGAAGTGCTTTACATACTGGCCTAACAGAATGATATATTCTTTACCACAGCATAAAGAATTAAGATATGATAATTGGACTTCCTATTTAGTTAATAACTATAGAGATTTTACAAGTAAGGTCACTGAAGTCAGACAAGTGGGACTAGGTGGTGCATACATACTATTTGATGCTCAAGCTCCTGCAAAAATTGTTGCTGAAGATTCATGGAAGTATGATCAGAAGCAAAAATTAACAATTGGAGATGGTGGTCTATTTGCACAACCAATTCAACATATAGTTAATGCAGATCCTTCATTTGAATTTGGATCATGTCAGGACAGACTAAGTGTTACAAATACTCCTGCAGGGATGTTCTATATGTCTCAGAATCAAGGAAAAATATTTCATTTTGCAAACAAGCTTGATGAGATATCTGCTGAAGGAATGAAATGGTGGTTTGAACAATATATGCCATATAAACTTCTTGAAGACTTTCCAGATTTTGATATAACATCTAATCCTGTTGCTGGTATAGGTTGTCAATCTATATATGATAACAGTAACGGTATTATGTATTTCTGTAAAAAGGATTACAAATTACATCCTAGAGTTGTACCTGGTTCAATTGAATGGATAGGGGGAATTAAGTTTATGGTGGTGGCTACTGGATATAAGTTTTTATTAGGTGATCCAACTTATTTCATTGATGCAAGTTGGACTGTTTCATATGATGCTAAATTAGGATATTGGATATCATTCCATGATTGGTATCCTGATTTATCTTTACCTGGTAGAAATCTTTTCATGACAACCAAAGATGAGGGTATATGGAAACATAACGTAAGATGTGATAGTTTTGGTGAATATTACGGAATACAGCATGGATGGGAAATTGAAATGGATATTCCATATGGACAAACAGTAAACACTGTTAAGAGTTTTCAATATCTATTAGAATGTTATATATGGGATAATGAATGTATGGACAAATTTCATGATCTAGATTATAATTTTGATGAGGTAGTTGTATATAATACAGAACAAGTATCTGGATTATTAAAGTTAAACCTTGCACCAAAGAATGACGCACCTGCCTTACTTAACTTTCCACAGGTGAACTTAGCAACTCAGGATATAGATATACTTTATAACAAAGTTGAACAAAGATATAGATTAAACCAATTCTGGGATATCACACGAGATAGAGGTGAGTTTATAAATCAGTTTGGAGCTTTCTCACAACAACCAATTTGGGATACTGAGTATAACGGTTACATAAGAAATCTAAATCAAAACAATTTAGATTATGCAAAAGCCCCGCATCAAAGAAAAAAATTCAGACATTACATGAATAAGGTTAAGTTTAGAAGAAAGAACCAGACCAATAGAGAAATGTGGTTTAAAATATTTAATCAGAAAGATCAATTCTCACCAAGATAATGCATAATAAGAAGTTCATATCAAAAATGGGATATAGAGATGATTCTCCTTATAGAGATAGATCTCATATAGATATTCATACACCTGATGGATCTATTGACATGTCTCAAACTGGAATTCCATTATGGGCTAATGGTAGAATTTTACCACCTTATTCAGGAACACATCAGTTTGATGAAGATGTTGTAAGAGAAACACCTTTGGCACAAGAAGGAGGTGAACCAAACTTAGATGGTATGATGAAGGCAAGATTTGCTTATGAAGTCATGCATGGAAATCCTGCTGCTAAAAGATTGCTTGCTCCTTTAGATGATCCTTATATTTTTACAGGAACAGAACCATACACTACACCAGAGATGGCTGGCAATCCAGGATCACATTATATGTTTTCTGTAGATAATTATGCAGTTCCTTCTATTCAAGAAGGACCTGATGGTCAACTTTTTTATAACACTGATGCAAGTCCTGAAGATAGAGAAGCAATGAGATTTGATAGACCAGAAGATGCACAATATTTTGCAGAAGAAAATTATAAAAGAGTATCTCCTTTATTTAGACATAATTTAGATGAAGAACAAGACGGTGGAGAATATGAAGAACTTGACTTAACAGATGAAGAGATAGAAGAATACAGAAGAGGTGGTCATGTTGTTGAAGAATTACCTAAAACACAATTTGGTGGAAAATTTAAGTTAAGAACTAAACCTTCAAATGTTTCAGGATATACAAATATAAGATATCCTATTACAACTACAGTACCTTTTAAACCTTTTACATCATCCTATAAACCACGATCTATAGATTGGGGTCATGCATTAAGAGAGATACCACAAGGTCCTTACAGAAGTATGCCTCTTATAGATAAAGTACAAAGAGAAGGCATTAATCATACATTGAGATTAGCTGATGAAATTAGAAAGTTGCAATCTACATTACCATCAATCAAATTAAATAATGAATATGATCTTGGTCAGTTTAAAAAGAAATACTTACAAAATAAAGGTCTTAAACAAGAAGATTTTAAGTTATTAGATGATTATGTTTTAGATAATAATTTATTTGGAGAAATACAACCAATTGATCTTGCTAATTCAATTCATAATGATTTAACTCTTCCTGTAACAGTTCAAAAGCTTTATAAACCAAAGCTTGATTTTAGAGCCAAAAATAAAATACTTTCAGAAGTAGGAGTTAGAGGTTATAGGGATTTTATTCAAGGCAATCTGGAACCACAGGATACATATTTAGAGACTTACACTCCTGCTGAATATAGAGATTCACCTAATCATGAGTATGCAATATATACTATAAATACACCTGGAACAAATGTTATTGGAGATAAACATTTTGGTAATGAAACAACAATTCCCCCTTTAGCTCCAGGTCATCATGCAGCAGCAGGTCCAACAACAATTGCTCATATGAGAGGATTTAAGCATTTAGATGATCCAACTCATTTCACTGTTGTAGAACCTCAATCAGATCCAATGCAGCCAGGAAAGGGAGGAGAGAATATTAAAGAAGTTTTAGTACCACCTAAATCTTGGGAAGAATTTAAACAAGATAATAATGAATTTACAGTTATACATGGAACAAAACGTGAGAGTAGATATTTTAAACGTTTTGGTAATGATACATGGGGAGTAGAAAAGTATAGAGTAGAAGATGGAAAGAAAACACTGCTAGGAGATGCTTCAGTAATGCGAGATTATGAGATGAGAGAATTTTATTCTCATAATGCTGAATCAATTACTGGAACTTCTAATAAGAATTCAAATGCAAATAAATTTTTAAAACTGCTACAAGGTAATAAGGGTACAAAAGCTAAAGATAGACGTTATCAGAAATTAAATACTTACGCATATCTTCAACAGTTAGTAAAGGAAGGTTATACAACAATTGATTTACCGTTAGGTGAAATAGCTACATCAACACAGGGTGATCGTAGTGAATATATACATGATAAACAAACTACAGAAGATATAATTAAATTAAAAAAAGATAATTTTAATGAGATAGAAAAGCAGGAGAGCCTATTACGACAGACAAAGGATAAGTATAAAAGTGTTAGGATTAAGTATAAGGAAAAGATGAAAGACACAAAGTCTAGTCATGATGAAATAGTTCAAAAATATTTAGATACTAAAGGTTATTCACTAGAGAGTCTAGCCAAAAAATATCCTGATACGTTTTTAGCTTACAATCCAGATGGATCCCTTAGTGATAAGGTTGGTTATCAGTCATTCCGAGATAAGGATGCAGAATTGAGTAAAATGGTTAATGATATAAGTTCGTATTTAATGTTGCCTGATAATATATCTATAGCTGGAACAAAGAGTAAAGGAGAAGTCTTAGCAGAAGATTATTTTAAGATGAGATATGGGGAAGAAACGGAGTATAGGTACATAAGAGAGGAAAGGCTTGAGTGGTTTAAAAAGATGACTGAGACTATAGATAAAGATTCATATAAAGCTTATAAGACTAAGGTAAGAGAAAACAATAAGCTAACAGAAATATTTTCGCAGAAAGAACTAGAAAAGAATATAGAAGTAGCAAGGATAAAGCAATTGCTTGAAGTTTTAGACCCACCTATTCCTGAAATAACAATACACCAAAGAAACTATGATGGATCACATAAAAACTTTATACAAAAAGAATTTAAAGATTGGATAAATATAGTAACTGATGAATTTGGATATAAACTAATGCAAATTAAAGTAGACCCAGCATTTATAAATAAAGTAAATAATATTAAGTTGCAAAAGGGAGGAGAGATACAAAAATTACAACGTGGAGGTGGAAAAGGATTAAAACTTGTAGAACCCATTCACCCACCCTCATACAAAAATCCATTTAATCTTAATGCCTATAGAAACTTTTGGTTTAATGCTGTTAATCCAGTTGGTTATAAGAAAAGTCATTTTAAAAATATTCCTTCTGTTTACAGAGAAAACATAAAGCTTAATGCTGATGAGAGAGCCATGAAGACGGGTGAAATGCTTAGTCAGGGTGCATACAATTATGCATTATCTCAATATAAGAATGATCCAATAAGGGCAAAAGACGATTATTTTATTACACCTGAAAGATTAGAAAATATGAGATTGGCTACACTTAAGTCTGGTCAATCTAGAGTAGATGCATTTAGAGTAGGCTTAGGGTTAGATCAACAACATAATACATTTTCTTTAAATCCTGATGGAAGTTATAGAATAAATGATTTTACTCCAGGGCAGAATTCTATACTTGGAAAAGATGAATATTTTAATACTCTTTTATCAGATATGGAACATTTTAATTTATTAAAACAATATCCAAAGGAAGCTGATGCGTTGATTCTTAACAACGAATTAAAAGGTGTCCAGAAAAATTTTAATAAAAGAATAGCTGAACGTGCTCAAGATAAATTACGAAGAGGTGAAACGTTAAGCCCACAAGAACAAAAAGCATATTTTACGTATGCCTTATCTAATAGTCCTGGATCTGAGAGCGCATACAATCCTTCACAAACTGTACAAAAGTCTTTATATCCACTTGACAATCCTTTTGCTACTCATTCAGTTTATGATGAAGGTCATAACATAATGGGAGGTTATAGATGGGATGTACAACCACAAATAGGAAAAGGTAGTTCTGGTTTTGATCAAACACGTTTTCAATATAATGATACATGGGATTTACATCCTTTACAAAAGTCAGAATCTAAATTTATTCCAAAATTTTTAAAAGATACAGATTTATTAAGATTTATGGGAGGTAAACCTTTTGATATAAAAGGAAACTATATTATTGATAATAGAACTGGTAATATTGTTAATCAATATCAAAAAGGAGGTAGTTTACTTAAAACAATAGGGAAAAAGTTATTTAATGTTCCTTCTATAACTGGAACTAGAACTTCATGGTCAGGAGTACCACAAATATATAATCCATATTTTAGAAAGTTTGATAATATTAGTGCTGATTTACCATATTTAGAAGCAATGGGTGGTTTTGCAAATCAAAGCGTAAATCTTTGGGATGATAAATATAAACAAGATTTAAAAGTATTAAATGATAAAAAATTACAAATTATTGATCCAGAGGCATATGACATAAAAGTTACTGACTATGACACAGAGTGGTGGAGAAAAAACTATGAACATCAAGTATTAGAGGGAAAAAGTAAAGAAAAGTACCAGGAAGAATATACAGCTTGGTTACAAAAAAATCCTACTCCAATTTCTTTAGAGCAAATGGAATCTTTGAGTTATGAAGGATTAGCTAACCTTGTAGAACAAAGTAAAAAAATAAGAGACAGGAACCTTCAAAGTTTTAATCTTGATTTAGATAAATATAATCTTCAAAAAGAATTAGATGTAGCAGAAAGTAATGCTTATAGTAATGTACCTCTTTTAAAGAGATTGACTAATTACTATTTTGGAGATCCTTATTATAAAAATTGGAATTATTGGGATAATTATAATGAGCAATTTAAGCCAATGGAAGATAATATTAGGCAGATTAACAAAATGCATCCAGAACATGATAGCTATGATGCGATAAAGCCACTTTCAGATAAATATTATGATTTTAAAAAATATATTTACAATCCTGAAACACACGTTGATTTAAATCCTGATTTTGAAGATCCTTATTTACCTGTTGAACAATTAGGAGGTGAATACATGGATCTTGATCTCACTGAAGAACAAATCCAAAATTTCAAAAATCAGGGATTTGAAATAGATGAACTTCCTAAAGCACAAAAAGGTGGAGTTATAAAACCTGCTGTAAATAATTTTTTAAGAAAATATCATATAAATGAGAAGGGGTTTACGAATACACTAGATACAAGAATAGCTAAACAATTAATAAAGGATGCTTCACATTTTGGACTTACTGCTGTACCTACTTCAAAAGGTACTTATTACTTATCTCAGGATGGTAATAAGCCATATAATTTAGCTAAACTTTATAAGGATTGGACAGTAAACGGAAGTACAAAGGAATTACATGAATTACAAACTGCCTATTTAGAAAGTATGGGTAAAACGCATGATACTAGACAAATGATTGAAAAGTATTATAAAGATGCACCTGTTACTTCTATTCATGGATCAGAATTGAGATTACAAGATTATCCTCAAGTTGGAGAAATAGGTATGCATAATTCAAGTAAATTAAAGAAACCAGAAGGGTTATGGTATGGAAAAGGTAATAGTTGGAGAGATTGGTCACAATATGAAATGCCAGAAAAGTTTCATGGATCTAATCCATTTAGTTTAGACTTAAGTTATGGTCATGGTCCAGATAAAGTTGTAAAACTCACTAGACCAGAATCTATTGTACAATTTACTGATGCATTTGGTAAAAGTTTAATGCCTGGTGTACCACTGATGTCTGGTATAGATTGGCGTGAAGTAGCAAATAGGTTTGGTGGTGTTGAAATATCTCCTTATAGGGAACTTAGAGATCTTAGTTGGAGTGATGATTGGTCTGTTGATTCAGGAGCAGTCTGGAATAAAAGAGCAATAAAAGGTCATCAAAGAATACCAGGAATTGATCAATCAAGACCAGAATGGGATTTCCAAAAAGGAGGCTCAGTACCTAAATTTCAGGATGGTGGAGGATATTATTATATTGATCCTGAAACAAAAGAAAGAGTTTGGGTTGAAAATGTTAGAAACCATTCAGATAGAGGATATTATGATAATAAAGGAGAATGGCATAATCAACCTTTAACAATCAGTAAGTTTAAAAATGAAGAAGAATTTAATGCAGCACAAGAGTATGTTGAAAAAGATACTCAAAGAATAATACAAGAAGAAGATCAACGAAATCAAAGACAAGCACTTAATGAGAAATATATAAAAGAACATGAAAATGCAGAGTTAGTATTTAATACTGATGGTACTCCTAAGTTGACTAAAGGAAAAGATGGTAAAGACTATATGACATATAAGTATAAAGGAGATGGATCAAAGAAAGATGCATATAATGAAGTTTATAAAGTTTCAAAGAAAGATGCAATGTTCTTACGAGATCCCCGTGATCCAGATAATCCAGATAAAGGATCAAGTACCTTTTATGAGGATGTTATAATAGTAGATAAAAATGATAAACCTTTATATAAAAATCCAACAACATTATTAAGTGAGTCTGAATATGGAGGGATTTATGGTAAATATTATGGTTCAGATATTCCTTATATACCTGGTATGACAAAAGAGGAAGTAACTTCAGATCCAGGACTACTAGAACAAGTAAAATATGACAAAAGAGGAAGTAACTTCAGATCCAGGACTACTAGAACAAGTAAAATATTATAATTCAGACAAATTTAACTCTCTAAAAGACCTTCAAAATAGTTATTATGACGGAACATGGAAAAGACCAACTAATCCAGAAGATGTTGGAATAAGTTTATATAAAGAAGATTCATCAGGTCCTATGTATAAACAAGATCAGACGATGAATGAAGCAACAATAAATCATTTTAATGAGTTATCTGATGAAGAAGTAATTAACAAACAATATCAGCATCTTCAAAATCAAATTTATCTAAAGGATATAAATGAAGCATATGAAGCAGCATATAAAGCTGATGAGGCTTATAGAAAAGAAATATTTGCTAAACACGGTATGGAGGGAGAAGACTTATATGAAAGATTAACAGGAGATAGTCCAGCAAACATTGAAGCAAATGAAAATGAATTGTTGACAAAAATAATGGGTGAGATAGAGAATATTGAAAATCCAATTTTAAGAGATCATAAAACATATCAAAAATACTATCATTATGATCCAAGTAATGACTGGACAATAGGAAGTTCATATTTAGATCCAGATGATCCTAATTATGTTTCTAAAGAAGAAGAAGAAAAAATAATGAGAGAAGTATACGGGGATGATAAGAAAAATTGGCCTATAACACCTGAACAGGAGTATTTAAATGAAGGGTATCGTCCTTCAACTCAATCTAATTTACAACATATAACACAATCTCAAATTAATTCAATGGCATCTGGTTATAGAAGTAGTTATTTTGGTGATGCAACTTTGGAGGAGGCAACAAATAGATACATAGGAATAAATCCTTTAACAGGTAACTCATATGGTTCAGAGGGACCAGGTAATTATGATTATGGAAGAAACTCTAATCCATATGGATATTTTGAACATAATAAAGAAACTAAAGAGCAACTTGGAAATCTAGGTAGCAAAGTATTTCATGAAACATTAAAAAAAGAATTTGAGAATAGAGGATTAAGTTCACACTATGACATGGCATTAACTGATATGACTCAACAGGGTGTTAAATCTTATGAGCAAGGATTAGTTGATATGCATGAAGGCACAATGGATCAACATAAATTATATGAAAAAGGAAAAGAAAACTATAAACAAAAAGAAGCAGGAACGTTAAGTGATATTTGGTATGGTTTAACAAATCCTATTCATACTGCTGATTATTTATCAGGTAATTCTGATATTTCACCATCTGATAGAAGATTTTTTAATTACACAGGAGAAACAAGAAAAAGTGACAAATATTTTTGGGATAACTTTGCAGGTGCTCCAGCACACATGCTTGGTTGGTTAGGTAATACAGCTTATACAATACCAGCAGCCTTTGCAGGAGCTGGTCCTGAATTTGGATCTTATAGTCGTGCAGAAGATTATAATATAATGGCACAAAATCCATATTATTTCTTTAATTCAAGATTAAATCCCAAAAAAAAAAAAAAAGATTCAGATAGACCTGGTGGATTTGTAGGAAATACAAATATAGTTGATGAACATGGAAATCTAATAAGAAATACACATGGTCTTTTTGGTGATAATGACTCTTCTCTATATGACAATAGTGGGAGCCTTCATAGTCAACATAGAGAATATGCATATGATCAATACGGTGTTAGTGGAATGGACCTGATTAGTGCTGGCATGTTAGCCCTTCCTATTGGTAAAGTTGTAAGTCCTCTTTTTAAATCAATAGGAAGGATACCATCTTTTGGGAGATATTTAATGAATCCTAAAAAACATGGGATGCCTTTACTGCCTGGCGGAAAGCCTTTATATTACGCTCCTAAAGAAGGTGCTAATTATGGTTTAGGAATCAGTTTAGGAAAGAACAGAGGTATATATACGGGGAAACCTTTACATGTTGGAATGGAGGCACCAATAAGTACGTCAGGTATATATAGAAGAACAGTTACTCCTTTGGAAAAAACACCAGGATGGTCTCATCCTCCTGGAGCACAAATTTCATATAAACCCTCATTACTATATAATAGATATCAAAAACCTTATAAACCTTTTACTAAACACGGATCATATTATCCTGGTGAGTTTGGTCTTCCTGGACAACTGCAACGTAAGACTTTTGGTGATTATATAAACCCTGCACTTAGAACTGCAGGACAATGGTGATTACAAAGTCCATTATGGTCTATACCTTCTGCTGAGTATGATTTACTAGATACACCTAATAATCAATTTTATCAAGGATATGATAGAGAGGGTAACAAAATTAATATAGATTATAAAGAAGGAGGAGAGTATAATCTCTCTAATTCAGAAATAAAAAAATTAGAAAAACAAGGATATGAAATTGAGTATATGTAAACTTTTAAAGTTTAAAGGTTTTAACAAAAATTTCGTATATTATATATATAGCATAAATCATGGGTAAAACAAGACGAGTTAGAGTATATAAAAAAGGTGGTAACAAGCCATGTTTTGATTGTGGTGGTAATGTGTTTCAACAAGGTGGACCTCCTCCAGGAGGAATGATGCAAGGTCAGCCTCAACAACAGCCTCAACAACAGCAGCAACCTCAGATGAGTGAAGAAGAAGCTCAACAACAACAGCAGCAGCAACAATTGATGATGCAAGTTGCTCAGATGATTCAACAGGGAACTAAACCTGAAGACATTGTTAAAATATTAGTTAAAGAACTTGAACTTGAAGAAGAACAAGCAATTGGAATTATAAAGAGTGTTGTTGAAATGATAAAGGAGCAATCTCAGCAACAAGAACAACAACAGCCTCCAATGGAGCAACCTCCAATGGAGCAGCCAATGATGCAAGATGGTGGAAATCCGTTCATGCCAACTGCAGATCAAAAGAACTTCTTTGAGAAAAAGAAAGAGACTTTTGTAAAGAACGTAGTTAAAACATCAGATTTAGCAACTATTACAACTGATTTAGAAGAGCTTGGTTTATCTTCTAAACAATTAAAAAAAGGATTTCAACAAGGAGGTGCTCCATCTGGATATATTGGACCAACTCCTGGAATACGTGATGTTGATTTTAGAAAGGATGATTTTGGATATAATCCTAATAGTGCTTCACAAGGTGCCTATGAAAGTGCTTATAATAAAGAATTAGGTAATGACACCCTTGCTACTTCTATACGTAAAGGAGTAAAAACTCTTTCTCCGTTTATTAATCCTAAAAAACAAGGAGTTGACAAAGAAGGTAATAAAGGATATTATAAAAATGTCATACCAGGATCTGATGGTTATGGTATTGATACACCAGAAGGTACAACATGGGGAATGGATAATCAAGGTAATGAATCTTCATTTGCTCCGGGTTATAATCCATATATACAAAGAGGTGGACATATTCCTCAAGCTCAATACGGTTTAACACATTCTGATAGTTTAAGACATCAGCATAATAAGATAGTGCAATATGAACAATTACAAGGAAGTAAAGAGGGAAATCCTTTATCTTACTATAATGATCCTAAATATATGGATAAACTTATGGATATATCAGATGACTTAACGGATTATAATTCTGCAATGGAAAAAGCAGAAGCTACAGATTTTATATTTAATAGCGGAAGCAATCCTAAAAGACAAGCTATACAAGAGTTCTATAGAAAGAATAATCCTGAATTAATAACAAAAGATAAGTATGGAAGACAATCCTGGGCAGAAAGAAATTCAATGAGTGATGATGATATAGATAAGTTATATAAAACAACTGTAGGTTCTTTAAAAGAAAATGACAGAAGGGTGATGAACAATCTAGGTAGAGATTGGTATTATAAAAATAGTGGTGTTAAAAATACTAACTATGATTATGGTTTGGATGATGAAGGTAAAATGATAAAAGGAGATTACGGAGAATGGTCACCTGCTTACATGAATAGTTGGTATGGTAGAATTCATAATACAAATGATTTTTCTGACTTTGATCCTAAAGATGAGACATTAAAACATCCATCTAAAAGACAAAGAGGTGGAAATATTCCTCAAATGCAAAAGGGAGGATTTATGCCAAAACGACCACCAGGTGGTTGGTTTCCATCTAGAGATAAACTTTCTCCACACGGTAATTATGAATTAAGTTCACCTTTTAGACAACAGATTGGTTATCCACGTCTTTTTGGAATAAAAATGGGTTCAGAAAATTTTAGGATAACACCAATTGAAGGCTCTGGTTATAGTATTACCTTACAAGGAAACACTGAAGGAACACCATGGTTGGGATTGAAGAGTACACAATCTGTTGATTTAGGTAGTATAACTATTGATAAAAATAATGCAATTAAGAGTGTTGATGTTCCTCAAGAATATAAAGACATAGCTGGAGGTATAGAAAATATATTAATTGACGCTGCCGCAAGACAAAAAACCACTGGTGTAACAGATTTAGACTATGATCCTCTTGGACAATATGGTAATAAATTTACAGGAGATATGGCACCTTTTAATAGATTGCCTCTTTTTAACAGAGAATTTACTGGTCCAGGAGCTGAGATATTAGGTGCTGACTATAATCCTAAACTGGATATTACTAGAGGTTATGATCCAGAAACAAAAAGTTCAACATGGCCTGGTCATTATGGAGGACCCGGAGTAACTATTTATGGATTAAATGAAGCAGGTCTAGCAGGTTTTGAACATACTGTAGCACAACTTGAAGGTATGGGTATTACTATCTCAGACTATGATAGAGTAATATTAGATAATATTAAAGCTGACTTATCTGGTGGTTATACAGTAAAAAATATAACATGGGAGAAGATAGGTAAAATAACAGATCCAAAAGTAAGAGAGGCTATAACTAATGTTGCATCAAAATTCAGTATAGGTCAAGGCTTGGGTCTTAAAAAGAGATGGGCAAGAAATTTAACTGATTTTGGTGCATATGGCATATTAGGTGGACTTGGTTATTTGGGTGCTGACTATATGTGGGGTGAGACTGATGAAGAGAAATTAAAAAGAGAATATAATGAGGGAAGGAAAGAGGAAATAATGCTAAAAGAATATACAGAAAGTGAATCAGATAGAATAGAAAGAGAATTACAAGAGAGAGTAGACATATATACACAGCAAAAACACAAGCAATTAGGAGGTCATATTCCTAAAGCTCAATGGGGTGTATCATATCCCGGTGCAAAACCAGCAAGATACTATTCAGCACTAGAAGAAGGAGATGCATATAATCAAATGCAACAATATGCAGATGATATGGGAATTGAAGAAGGAGATATTTCTATGGATCCAGGATATTTTCAAAGAAAAGGTTTATTTGGACGTAAAGGAGAATGGAACTTTGGAATGACAGGTGCTCCAGGAACAGGAGCTGGTACTTATGATGAATATGTACAAGATGTAGATCCAACAGGTCAAGGTACAGGTATATTATCGCAAAGTGACTGGGAAACGAAAAATGAACAAACTTTTACACCAACAAGAACTGGTACTGTTGACTATAAAAGAGATAGAGGAAGAGAAAGACAAGAAAAACAAATGTATAGAACAGATAAGAGAGCTTGGAGAAAAGGACAAAAAGCAGAACATGGATCTGCTTGGTCAAACTTATCAGGAGATGAAAGAGCAAACATTGGTATTGCAGGATTAAATGTTCTTGGTTCTATTGGACAAGGAAAAAGAAATAGAAAAGCTCAGGATGAATTTGAAGATACATTGGTTGGTGACAGCATGTATAGAGCAACATCTGCAGATACATCTGGATTAGAAGGAGACTATTTGTGGAACGCACAAGGATCAAACTTTAGACCTACAGATACAGGAATGGGATCATTTGGTAACTATGGAAAAGTGGCCCGTTTTGGTGGGAATGTAGGTGATGAAGTATATATGGATGAAAATGAATTACAAAACTTCTTAGATGGAGGTGGGTTAGTAGATTATTTAGATTAAAATTAAAATTATGCGTAGAGTAAGAATCAACAAACTTCCGCAAGCATCAAGTAAAACAAAGTTTGGACAAGCTGGTATGGAAGTATCAAGCACTCTTAAACCTGTTCCAAGAGATGACGCAAATATTGAAGCTGAAAAGAATGAAAGGGTTATAACAGATCTTGAAGGAGATGGTATACCTGAAAACTACAGAGTAGGTGGTAAAAGACATTCTCATGGTGGAACTCCATTACTTGTTCCTGAAAACTCCTTTGTATTTTCTGATACAAGATCATTATTAATTAAGGATAAAGAGATTCTTAAAGAGTTTGACATGCCTGTTCCTAAGAAAGGAAGATCTAAAAGTTATACACCAGCTGAAATTGCAAAGAAATATGACTTAAACAAGTATAAGAAGATACTAAGAGATCCTATAAGTGATTTGTTTCAGCGGGATACTGCAGAGAAGATGATAAGTAACTTTAATTTGAAACTTGGAAAACTTGCTATTGTTCAGGAATCAATGAAAGGATTTCCTGACGGGATACCTGCTATTGCTATGCCTTATTTACAAGCTGCAGGAATTGACCCAAATCAAATAGTTCCGCAAGAAGAAGGACAAGAGGGGCCACCACAAGAGGAAGCACCAATGGCACAAAAAGGAGGTTCCTTATCTAAATTAAGAAAAAGACCAGGGATGTCTAATGCAGGTAAATATCCTAATGTTAAAGATTTTGCAGGACCTCATGGAACATATCCTATTAATTCAATTGATAGAGCAAGATCAGCATTAAAGCTAGCTCATCATTCAGGTAATCCCTCAGCTATAAAATCTAAAGTATATGCTAAATATCCTTCTTTAAGACAAGCACAGCTTGGTGGATTTCCAAGTATTCCAGGAATGGAAACAACAGGTAATGAATGGATGGGACAAGGTCAACATTTTAGTCGCCCAACTAGTGCTCCTGAAGGAGGTTTTACTCCATATCCAGGACGTGTAGATTCACAAGGTAATTCAAGAGATAGAATGAGTCAAGACTTTATTGATACATGGCAAGCTAATAATCCAAGACAAGGTAATGTTCAATCTAATACTTCTCAATATGATACAAGTAGAGAAATGCCAAATTTTGGAATTAGAGATAAGTTTCAAGATTGGAGAGCAGGAGCACCAAATAGAAGAGATAATAGAAGACATAATAGAGGTGTAAGAAGAGAGATGACTGATCAAAATAGAGCTGAAAGAAATTATGATCCTCCTATGTTTGCAGCTCACGGTGGAAATAAAAGAATGGCAAAAAGATTTCCTGGATTAAATGTAGCTCAAATGGGAGGTGATATGCAGGGGGGTTATCCAGGTGGTAATGAATCACAAGTTCCTGAACAACAACAACAACCTCAACAAAGACAACCATCACCTGAAGAATTACAACAAGATATGTTGAATAATTTTTACATGGATATTATGGCAAATCCTGATCAATTCATGAATAGTTTACCTCCAGAAGTTATACAAGGACTAATGGATAAGTTTAGTTATTCAGATATGGGAGCTGGTGTTTTTCAAAGTGAACAACAAGAAGGTACCCCTCATCCAATATCAGCACAGCAAGCATCACAATTTGTACAGATGCCGTTTACTGAGAACCCTTTTGCGGATCAAGAACAACAAGAAGCAATGTTTGGTGGACACTTTCAAAGAGGTGGTGTCTGGGATGATGAGAAAAGGAAACAAAGAATTATGAAAAGGCTTGCTGGAAGAGAAGAAAGACGTCAGGATGCATTTAAAAGACAGAGAATGAGAGATTATTCTGATGAATTTGTAGAAGACTATGACAAATCAAAAGGTGATTATGAATTATTTCACTTAAATGAGTTTAAGAAACAAGGTATAAATCAAATATTAGGAGAAGATGTAGACATAGATGATGAGTTTTTAGATAAGCTATTAACTATGGATGATAAAGAAGCATTCAAGATATCTGAATATCCTGAGTTAAATACTTATAATTTATCAAAAGATCAAATTAACACAATAAGAAAATCATTTAAAGACTATACAAGTGAAGTAGGTAATTATTCAACTGAAAAGTATTTTGATAATCTAAGTGGAGGAACTCAATATGATTATAAAGGAGATTCATATCTTAAAAGATATGAAACTGATAGGGGATATCCTCTTGAACAAAAAGGAAGATTTCATGATTCTTTAAGTAACTCTGCACGTGAGCGTTACTTAAGTGAAAATCCAGATGGAAACTGGGAAGAGTTAGATCAAACTGTTAAAGATACTCTTCTTACACAAGAACAAAGTATAAGAATTCCTATTTCTCCTGAATTAAAACATTCTGGAGATCTTAGAAAAAGAGACATGAGAAAATACTTTAGAGCAAATGATATGGAAAATCTTGATGCTTTTGAAGAAGATATTGTGAGACCCTTTGATGTAGACAATGATCCAGAGACTCCTAATGAAGATTGGACATATAATTTTGTTGGTGATACAGGAATAAAAACTAATCAAGAAATTGATGAATTTAAAGAAGACTTTGATGAAAGGAGACCAAGAAAATATTATCCTAATCAATTCTTACATGATAAAGTATCTAACTTTAAAGACATATTTAGAGGAGATGATCAAGATGAAGGTGGATTATCTAGACGTCAGCAAAAACTTCAAGATAAACGAGATGCTTATTTAAGATATATGCAGAATCAACAACAGAATAATCCTAATTTTTATAATCAGAGATTTGATATTCCTGTTGAAGAAGGTCAAGTACAAGAAGAAATAGAAATTCAGAGACGTGGTGGAACACCAAGATTCCAAAGCGGTGGTTCAGTTAAACTATCAGATATACCAGATAATGAAATGTTTGACAATGAAGCGGCAGCACAAGCAGCACATAGAGCTGCAAATGGTTCAGGAAACTTCTACTATAAAACACCAAGTGGTGGTTATAAAAAGATATCAGGTTATCAAACAGAGCAGGATGTTTATCATACAATGGGGGATAATTATGATAATGAAACATTAACTGCATTGACAAAGTTGGATATGAGAAAAGATGATGGAACTACTTACTCTGATGATGAACTTAAAGATGTTGCAAGAAGAGTTGCATATATTAAACAAAATTATGAAAAGGCATTCAATGATGACAATTTTAAACAAGAATTTTTTCAAAATGCACAGAAATATGCGGATGACAATCCAAATAAAAGAGGTGCTACATATGAGTTAGATGCAGATCAACAAATTGAAAAGTTAGTAAATCAACAAAGAGCAAATATTATTCTTGAGACTAGAAGGAGTATGGATAAACGTGACTATAAAGGTGGTAAAACATTTAATCAATATTATTGGGGAGAAGGAGATGTAGGAGATCCAAATTATATAGCACCTGGAACTAAAGGACCCATGGATAAAGCTTGGAAAAAGGATAGTAGTACTGGTAAATATTCAAATGCGGAAATAACAAAAGTTTATGAAGATATGGGCTTACCTGAACCTGACGCAAATCAATCATATGATTTTCAGGTTTCATATAATGCTCTTAACCAAATGAATCCTGATATGTTAAAAGATAAGTTTCCTACTATGAGATGGTATCAACAGGGATTACAAGATGAAACTTTATCTGGTAAAGATTGGGATCAGGCAACATATGCAGCAGGATTAAGTTCAGCAGATGCCTTTTTAGGTGATACAACATTACAACAATTATCAGGAGCATTAGGAGATAATTGGCAATCAGAAGATATTACATTTGATCCTGAAGATGAGGACACTCCTAATGATCCTTCATATAATTATGATAGAGCTGACGCAGATTGGTGGGCACAAGACGTTATAAATGCAGGCGCAGCTTTTGCACAACCAATTAAGAAATACATGCCTCATTATCAACCAGCTGATGTATTCACACCAGATCCAACGTTTTATGATCCAAGTAGGGCGCTTGCAGCCAATGCTGAACAATCAGGTATTGCAGCTAGAGCATCCGCACAGTTTGGACCACAAGGTATGGGATCTAGAGTAAGTAATATTCAAGGTCAAGGGTTAGCAGGAGCAGCTAATGTTCTTTCTGATTATGAAGGAAGAAATGTTGGAATTGCTAATCAGTTTGAAAACACAAGAGCAGACATACTAAATAGAGCCTCCTTAGCTGATCAAGCGGGAAGAAAACAGTTCTATGATGAAACAACTGTTGCTAATCAACAATATGATAATGCAAGATCTATGAAGCGGGATAATATGAGAGCACAACTTGTTTCTGGAATAACAAACAGAGCACAAGCACAAACTCTTAATGAATTATATCCTCAATATAATATTCATACACCAAGTGGAGGTTTCACAACATTTGATCCAACCAAGGCAAGAGACTTTGGTGCAGAATCAGGCAATTCTTCTAATGACTATTGGGCAGAAAAATCTAGATTAGAAGGGTTAAATAAAACAGATGAGGAAATTGAAGCATATATGAAAAACTATTATAGTAAAAGTAGAAACAATAGTGGATATGGAAATAACTCTAGAAGAAATTATTTGAATGATAGAAGAAACTCAGGATGGTGGTAATAAACTTTTAAAGTTTATTAAACAAAAAAGATTTTACGTAAATTAGCAGACTATGGCAACATATATAAAAGGAGTTACAGATTATATACCTCAAATACAGCCTTTCAGACCTGATTTTAATTTTTATCAGAATGTATTGGCACGTAAGCAACATCAGTATGATAAGGGATGGAGTAAGGTTAACACGCTATATAACAGTTTGTTAAATGCACCAATGATGAGATCTCAAAATATTGAAAAAAGAGATGACTTCTTTAAAAGGGCTCAATTTGAAATTAAAAGATTATCTGGAGTAGATTTATCTAATCCTACTAACATTGATGCAGCATATAAGTTATTTAAACCATATTATAGTGATCAGGATATTATTCATGATACACATCAAACTAAACTTTGGCAAGGACATATACAAGAAGGGGAAAATCTAAGAAATGAGTTAGATGAAGAAAAAGGTGCTGGAACATTTTGGCAAGGAGGTCTGGACTATTTGAGCTTATGGAAACAAAAATTTATTGATGCTTCTAATGAAGGTGCATTAAATATGTCTTCTCCTGGTTATGTACGTAGATTTGATATAAAGAAAAAACTAAGTGAAGATGCAGAAGAAGTTTTTGGTGCACCAGTAACAGAATATTTTGCAGATTATGCTGGAGGTCCACCTGTGGCAAATGGACAGTTTAAAGTTACTGCAACAAAAGGAGCACAATTAATTCCTAGTCTATATAACTATTATGATGGTTACTATGCAGAGGATCCTGCTGCACAGCAATACTATAATGTTAAAGCAGAATTATCAAAATATTCCTGGATTCAGCAGCATAAAGAGGAATATGAAACAGAACAGCAGGCAGAAGATCAATACATATCTAATGTTTTAAATTCTATGATTAAGTCTCAGGACAATATGAAGAGTGATATTAAATCTGAGGAAGCAACTATTGATTATTTACAAAATACATTTACTGAAGATGTTGAGAAACATGGAGGAGATCCTTCATTAGACAAATATATTAATTCATTAAGTAAACAGAAAGATCGTTTAAATCAAACAAAGGCATCTGTGAGGAAACTTGACATTGTGTTGAATAATGGTCAAAAGATGAATATTGAGGCTTATAGAGGTAGAATTGATGTGTTAAGTGCAGCTCTTTTAAGACAACAAGACACATACACTGCTGCTGAAGCCTATGCAATGAAAGATTCTAAATATGAATTAGATTATGATGAAAAATGGTTGATAGATTATAAAGCAAAGTTAGATCATAAATACTGGAAGGAACGAGAATATATTAAAGCAGCAATTGAAGATACACATCTTCAAGCATTACAAGACGGTAGTCAAGCAGCAAATATAGCTATATATAGCCAAGGAACAGGTACAACAAGTGGTGATGAAGGGGAATCTACTAAATCTAAAAATATAAAATATTTAGAAAACGTTGTAGATGACTATGGAAAGGGTACAGATGATATAACAAGAGCTTACTTAAATGAATTGTTTATTGATGCTAAAATGCATCATCAGGAAGAAGGAAACATATCAGGCTCATTTGCAGCAAGTTTTCTAGATAATATAGAAAATAGGCAATGGAATAACAAAAAGAGTAGTAGTAAAATTATGGAGGTTCTTTACAAAGTTCAAAAAGCTAAAGGAGGAGAGTATGCTGGAATAATAGACAAATATCTTGGAACTTTAGATGCTGCACAACAACAATCTTTGTATCATGAAATAATATCATTAAGAGGAGGAAAATGGAAAGGTTATGATATTGCAACAAGCTGGTATGCTAATGATAAAAACGCATCAATACCAAATTTTTTCCTTAAGAATGCAACAGCAATTGAAGATAATAAAACAAAGCAAGAGACCTTAACAGCAATTGGTAAATTATCTAATAAAAATAATAGAGCTGCCTTGGATGCTTTACCTATATCTCTAGGTGAAGGCATGGACTGGGCACCAATGCTCCTTGATATGTTTGCAAGACGTCAGGACTGGGCGGGTAATTATTTAGATGGTGACTATTTTAAATTTCCAACAAGAGAAGAGTTTAGGGAGTTAGTGGAGAGTGCAATGCCTACTTATCAAGAACACTTAAATGGTGATAATAATGTTTATTTAGATAGAATTGATCCAAATAAAAAAGTCATTATTAATGGTAAAGAACAATCTTTATCCAAAGTAGTAGCATATAATTATAATTCTAAACCAACCTTATCTCTTAGAGATGGTTATCAAACTTTAAAAAGTTTTAGGAATCTTGTTTTAAAAGGACTAACATTTGGTAGTGACTATTTTGGATCAGTTCAATTTAAAAATCGTTATCCTGCTACTCGTACAAATAATATAAATGACTTATATGATGACTTAGTAAACGCATATGGAGATTCATATCAGAAAAATGCTACAGGTTATGGAGGCTGGGGTAAAGGAGCAACTGCAGAAACTACAATGGCAGCAAATATGTATTCAGATCCTGCTGATAAAACGTCAATTGCTAATGTAAATCTAGATGATATACAAAGAAATTTTCTTCAACTACAAGGAGATCAATCAAATTATCATGTATCAGTTGGTGGACCAGCTGTAGGAAAAATTCCTCAACATTCAGATTTAGCTCAGACTATAGCAATGCAATTTTTTGGAGATAGAGATGCACAGAGATTTAATCCTACTAAAGAATTACTTAAACAGACAAATAGAGCATGGGCAAACTTTTCATATCAAAATATAGCTGGGAATGACGCAGACTGGACTGTTGCTCATATTCAACCAAATTTGGAATGGCAAGCAAAACATAAAGATTGGTTTAAAGGTAAAATTAAAGATTCAAATGATGCTGAGTTTTTAAATCTTCTAGCTAGTGGAGAAGGTTTTACAATATATCAAAAAGCAGATAAAACAGATCATGTTATGAAAACAAGTTCTGCATTTACTAAAACAGATTTACTTATAAGAGAAAATGGTGATGAAGGATATGTAATTGATACTTATGATAAAACTGCAGGAAGAGTAAAGATATTTGCAAAAGAAGGTGGACTATTTTCAACATATCAATTAAAAGGTTATGAAGTTCAAGTTGATGCAGAGGGTAACAACCAATTAGTACATAAAATATTAAAAGAAGAAACACAGTTTTTAGGTCCCATTAATTTTGTTGATGCAGATAAAACTAGAGATTTCTATGTTAATAAGTTCGCTATGCAGGATGCCTATAATAGACAGATGAGTATTCTTGCACGAGAAATTAAAAATGGTAAAGCTCAGGTGCCTGCATGGTTTACACAAGACGGTGGTATGGGTAATAGTTTAGATCAAGCAGTGTATAAACCATGGCAACCACTTGACGTGGAAAAGAGAGTTAATGAAATATTAGATAGTCAGTCACAATTTTAAGTTAAATGTCAGATAATAATAACATAGATCCTTTAGATAAGATGTTAGGGGACAGACCTAATCAGATCTCTCTTGCAGTAGACGATATATTACAGCAACAAGGTATTCTTACACCAGACCAGTATGGTACAAATGCGCCTTCAAGATACGCCATGTCAAACAGATATGCAGGTAATCTTTCACAACCCCCTGAACTTCCTTCACCAGATGATATGAATGCATATATGTTGAATTCATTCCAAACTGCACCTTCACATGCTGCTAACCCCTATAAAATGGGAGCTAATACATATTATGATGCAAGTTATACTGGAGCTAACTTTGCTAGATATTATACACATCCAGCTTTTGAAAAATTAGATTTTAATCCATGGAGAAATAATGACTCTTACTATAATCAAAATAGTACTCCATATGAAGATTGGCAAAGAGGTAATGATCAGTTTTTTAATTTAATGTGGAGTGGTATTAAAAGTGGTTTTAGAAGTTGGGGTGATATGTTCACAGGTAGACCAATGTCTCCAGATCTTGAAACAGCTGAGGAACAAGCTAAAGCAATGGCAGTTGGGTATAGTTCAAGAGGAGGAGTTGGTGCATTCACAAACAATCTGATTCTAAATAGTGCACATACATTTGGTATTCTTGCAGAAATGGCCATGGAAGAAGCAGCTCTTTTAGGTGTAGGCGCTCTTACAGGAGGTTCTACATTTGGATTAGGTGCCTCACGTTTTGCAAGTGGTATGGGTAGAATTGCAAAAGGATTACCTGTAAATAAATTTGGAAATGCAGTAAAGTCAACAACAAAAGCATTTAAAGGATTAAATGATGTTAGCACAGCAAGACAGTTTTGGAAAAACTTAGGCAGAGGTGCGGGTAGATTTATTAATCCTTTTGAAAGAACATTTGATTATGTTAAAGGGTTTAGAAACGCAGATAACATAACTGAGTTTACAAAAGCACATAGTTTTTTTGGATCTTTTTATAGAGATGTACGTGAAATTAATTTTGCATTAGCAGAATCTAAACTTGAAGGTGGATTAGTAGCTAATGAAGTATCTGCAAAGTTATTTAATGATTTTTATCAAGAAAATGGAAAAAATCCAACTTCTGAGGAAGCAAGAGAAATAGCAGAGACAGGTCAAAAAGCAGGATTTGCTACAGTTGGGTGGAATTTACCAGTTATTTTATTTTCTAATAGAATAGTGTTTGACAATATGTTCAGAGGTTTTAGACCTTACACTAAAGCAGGAGGAGGAGCGCTTGAACATGCATTAGGTGCAAGGTTAGTATATAATAGAAAAGCAGCAAAAAAAGGTCTTGATGATGTCTTTTCATTTCAGGAAAAGAATTTTAAAAATCTTGCAAAAAGTGTATATATGCCTGGAACATATGGTAGAATAGGTTTATCATATTTTAAAGCAAACTTTGCTGAAGGAATTCAAGAGACTATGCAGGAAATAATTGGAGGTACTGCAACTGATTACTATACTGAACTATATAAGAATGATCCAGCAAGAGGTGGTATTTATACAAATATTGCAAATAATATATCTAAACAGTATTCTCAACAAGGTTTTGAAATTTTTATGTCTGGTTTCTTAATGGGAGGTCTTGTACAACCAATAATTAAAATACCTACATATAGCGCAAAAGCATTAGAATATATGTCTGATAAAGAAGGATATAAAGCTAAAAATGCTAAACGTAAAGAAGATAGAGACAAAGTAGCAGAACAACTTAATCAGATGTATGCTGATCCATTTAAATATTTTGCACCTGATATGGAAAATATGTCTCTTAACAGAAAGCTTGCATCAGCTATGAATGAAGCAGAACGTAATGGTGATAGAAAAGCATGGCAAGATTTAAAAGATGAAAGTATTTATAATCATGTTGTAACGGCAATTCAAACTGGAAAAATGAATTTCTATAGAGAAAGGTTAGAAGGAATGAAAAACATGAGCAATGAAGAATTAAAAGAAGCTTATGGTTACTCATTAGACAAACTTGCTGTTTCTAAAAAAGATTTTCATGCTAAAATTGATAAGACTATTGAAAGATCAAAAAGAATAGAAGCAAGATATGAATATGTTTCAAAAAGATTTACTAATCCTTTTAATGCAAACAAATTTGATTTTGGTTCTAAAGAATGGGAAGATGAAGGTATACGTCAACTTGCATATGACAAAGCACTAAAACGTGCAGTTTTTATGACACATTCATTTGATAGAGCATTAGAAAGAATGGATTCTATTTATCAGGATATATCAACTGATATACCTGTATCTAAAGCTAAAGCCCATGACTTTAATCTTTTATTTGATTCAAAAGATGAATCAACAGAGCTTGCGCTTGGTTCAATTTATAAAGAAATAGAGCTCTTAAAGAAAGAAGTTGAACAATTTTCAGAGGGTGATCAAACATTTAAAGCAGTTAAAAAGTCTAAACAATTAAAATTAGATGCTTTAAAAGAGTTAAAAGATTCAATTGAGGAATATAAAAACAATTTAGAAGAAGAATCAATTACTAATGCTAAAGTTGAAGCTGGTCAATTGGAGTTTGATTTTGATCAGGTTAAAAAACAAATGACTTCAAAGGAAAAGTTATTTGATAAATATAAAAATTATTTAGAAGTTATAGCTAAAATAAATAGTGGTCATGTATTTAATGAAGATATAGAAGCTTCATTTGAAAAACTAGCAGATTACTATAAATTAGAAAATGAGAGTATAAATCTAACAAACTCAGTTAACATACTACTAGATCCATCAGGAGCCCCTATGATCAATAGCGCTAGGAGAGAAGCTTCTATAATGAAGGAAACATACAAACGTAAAAAGGAAGATATAGCTCACTTATTAAATCTTTACGAAGATATATCAGATGATAATGGTTTGTTTCAGTCTCTTTATGAAGCAGGATACTTTTTTGATCCAGATGATGCACAAGCATTTAAAACAGATAAGATATTACCAGCTACCTTTTACAGAGTAACAGATCTTGAAGAAATAACACAAGACACTCATCCAGAAGATTGGGTAAAAATATTAGAAATTGTCAATAAATGGAGTGAAGTAACTGGAAAGCCAATTCCTGAAGCAAGAGCTGATACAAGATATGATCCAAGAGGAAGAAGTAAATATAAAAATGATAAACGTACTTATAAAGATTATGCAGAGCAATTTGGTTTTGATCCTGATTCTGCAGAAAGTACAGTATTACAAAGAGTGGTATTACAGTCAATTATAGACAGTGGGTCTTTATCTACACCACGAGAGAAAAAGTTAGCGGCTGCATTATTAATGAAAACAAACGCAACTGATACAATCAAGTTTGTAAATAACCTTTCAACACCCGGTGTTTATGATACAGAATCTGGTGACGTATATATAGATGTAAGATATTCTTCTATTGACTATACAGCAGGACAAAACGCAATTGAGCATACAATTCTTCATGAAATAATACATAGACTTACTGTTAAAGGATTAAGAACAGATACAGAATATAGAACAGCAATAGAGGAAATATGGAAAAAAACAGTTGATTATTATTTAGCTAATACTGGTAAAATTGGTATAGTTCCTTATGGGTTAAAAGATATTGAAGAATTTGTTGCTGAAGCAATGACAAATGATAACTTCCAAAAGTTATTAAAAGAAATCAAATGGGATGATGCAAAAACATCCGCTTGGCAAGAATTCCTTAAAGCTGTTACAAGATTCTTAAATAAAGCATTAGGTATCAAAACGGGTAATACAGTTTTAGATCAAACAATAGCTTTAACAACAGAGTATATTGATCAGACAAACACTGGTAAACAAGATCCAAAGGACAATGATGGACCTGATCTTGGTTTTACTCCTGACACAAAGATTGAAGATTTGCCAGCTCCCTTAATAGAGCAACTTAAAAAAGGTTTAGAAACGCATAATAAGAGAAAAGAAGCAATTGATGAAAAACCAATTGGATTAAAGGAATATATAGAAAATACAAATTCTGCCGCTGTAATTATTGCAAAATATAATCAGAGTCTTAAAACAGATAAGAAAAAAGTTAAAAAGAAATCTAAAAAATTATCTAAAAAAGATGATATAGCCAGAAGAGCTAAAGATGCTATAGATAATATCAGTGAAGACATAGAAGATTTAGATGATGAAAGATCACGTAAGGTTTTTACAACAATTTATGAAAAGAGTAATGGAGAAAAAGTTCAACTTGAAGCAAGTAGCAAAAAAGCGCTTATAAAAAAGATAAGTGATCGTAGAAATAATGAGCTCATTGCATTAAAAGAAGGAATGCCTTCAGCAAAAGAACTTGAAGGATTAACAGATATTGAAAAAGAAAAATTAGGTATACGTATAAGTTCAGATATACTAACACCTGAAGAAATTGAAAATATACAAGAAAAAGAAGGAAGAAAGGTTTTAGTTGTAAATGCAACAAGAGCTACACAGATTGGTTTAAAAACAAAAAACCAAATAGGTCATATAGTAATTGGAGATAAAGTATATACATTAGTACATCATGGGCGTATCCCAGTAGGAGATATAGTTGTTGATGATCTTATTGTAGATACTGAAGACACAACTATAAAAACATGGTTAAAAAAAGGAGAATTACATGCATATGATATTGTTGAAGTTGAAAAAGAGATTAAAGAAGCTGATCCAGAAGATATTGATATTAATATGCAAATACATAGAGTATTATCATCACAATATAAAAATATTAAAACTTTTAAAGATTTAGAGAAATGGTCTAAGGCAGCTGAAAAACTCTTAACACTTAACTCAAAATTAAGAAGTAGTATAATAATAGATGGTAGATCACTTAATTCAGATTTAATTACAGATATGTATAACATAAAGAAAGAACTAATAAAATTCAGCTTTGATGATGTAAAAGCAAAAATGCTTCTTAGTCCAATAAATCCCGGTAAAGATATATCAGGTCCCGTGATGGTAGTTAAAGTTTCTAAAAACCAAATTATTGCACAAGATCAAAAGGGAAATGAATTAGTAATAAAAAGAGAAACATTTGATAAACAAATAAGAGGTGTTGTTGAAGGGACTAAGTTTGTTAAACCAGAGATAACAGAGGTAATAACAGGAGAAGATGCAGAAAGTATAAATGAAACTAAAGATGCTGCTTTAGATATAGGTGATGATAGTGATAAAGTTAAAGAGATAATTAAACTATCTGATGATAAAACTGATGATGAGGATATTAGTGCATTAGAAGATGAACCCCCTTGTTCACCTACTTAAAATAGTTAGAGATTATGAAATGTAGATTACCAGATAAACATATAGAAGCAATATTGTCTATTACTGCAAGAAAACTTAAAAATATGATGAATGAGGAGGTTGAATATAACCTTAATGACATCATTAATCATATAGAGAACATTGCATCTAATGACCTTAAAAAAGAAAAGGCAAAAGTTCTTGCATATGTTCAATTGGTTCCAGATTTTGTAAAGAAGCTGGCAGCAAATGATAATACCATAGGTAAATACGTTGGTAATAAGTACAGTGAGTTAGTTGAGATGACAGAGTCATTTGAAAATCTTGATAATGTATTTAAGTATGTATATCCTGAAGTAGATATTAAAGAACTTGAGATTATTGTAACAAGATTGAGAATATTAAATATGCTTGATCCAGAGGAGAGAAAAGATCTTACCAATGAAGAGCTGGACATTGAAGGAAATTTTGAAGCAAGACCAATATCTTCAAATACAACAACAGGTAATGAAGCTCCTGAAACAGAAAAAGGAAAATTTACTAATATACCAAGTAAAGATCCAGCTTCAAAACGTAGATATGCTGTTATAAGAGATATTATAAGTAAAATAAGAATTAGTAGTGATGACACGGGGGATAAGATGGGTTATTATATAACTGCAGTTTTAGCAGCTGATGTTCCTCTTAAAAATTGGACCCAAGGTGAACAACAGTATATTACAAAAAATCCTGAAAAAACAAAAAAAGGTGTTGTATGGATAATTACTGATAGTGAAGGACATCCTATATATTTTAATGATGAGTTAAAAATAACCAATGAAGAAAATGGTTATGTCATTCCTATTAAAATGAGAACGCCTATAAGAAAAAGTGATGGTAAATTATTTTTGGAGAGATCAGATATTCAGCAAGTTAATGAGGTTGCAAGAAAAATGTATGGTGATACACCAACTAAAAAGCAAACTGATCATGTTAAGAAACTTCAATATCAAGGTTTAGAAGATATTGTAGCAATACAAAGATCTGTAAGTAATGGAGAAACTGTAACTGCATCAATATTAGAAAGTAGCAGTTTAGGATATCGTCCTGTATCATATGAAAGAAACACAAAACTTTCTGAAATAGATTTTGGAGAGTTTGGTTTCCTTCCATATCCAGCACTTGATAATTCTTTTGGAAAAAATAAAGGTTTCACATATTTTGACTATGAAGAAAATAGTACTGATCCTATATATGTTGACAGACCAAAGATGATTGATGATCAGATCTTTAACTTGGCAAGTATGATGACAATGCCTCTTAACATTAAAACCAAAAGAGGAACTTTAGAAGAATTAAGACCTCAACAGAGATTTGAACTATTATCCTCTATATATTTCCCAAAGTATGATGGTATATATTTTAGAAGAGATCAGGTAGGTAAATCAATTATATTTAAGTTTAAAAAGGAAAATATAAGTAAATCAGATAATCCTGAAGCAGTAAGAGATAAGATTATACAATATCTTCAAGAAGAAAGAAAAAACAATACATCTGCCTCAAGACTGAACATAAATAAAAAGTTTATCAATCAGAGGTTTAATAGCTTTAGTGTTGAGGATAATATTGTTACTCTAACAGAAATGGAGTATAATCTATGGATTACAGATAATTTTGAAGCTAAAACAGCTATAAATAAAGAAAAGAAGATTGTTAAGTTAAATGCATATTTTACATATGCTTTGTCCAATAAGGCGTTAGAACAAATTGGAAGAAAGAAAAAGAATATAATTGAGAGCACTCCAGATGATCTGATCATAAGCAAAGTAGATAATCCAACTGAAGCACTTAAACCACTTTCAGAAAAGAAATTAACTGTAAATAAAAAAGATTCTGAATTTTATATAGATGAAGCTAGAGAATCATTTAGAAGAGTAAGCGCCTTTAAAGGAGATCTTATTCCGTATCCAGCTGATGCTCCTAGAGATGAAGGACAAGCACGTACAAGAGGTACAATTGCTGATGATTTATTTAGAGCTACATTATCTGATCAGATAACATCATATAAGGCTTTTAAAAAAATGTATGTTGAACACCCTGAAAGAAAAAATACTGAGGTATTTTCAGATGTGTTTTTAGGTGAACTCTATGATGTATATGCTGAGGCAAAGAAAAGACTTAAGAAGAATTATAGAATATATACTGAGATACCAACCCTATGGGGGACACTTGGAAATGTTAATTATGCTGGTACAATTGACATGTTATTATATCATGAAAAGAATAAAACCTTTCATCTTGTAGATCTTAAAACATCTGGTCTTAATAGACGTATTGCCTATAAAACCAAACAATATAATTATCAAGCTCAAGACGAGATTCAACTAAATGCCTACGCTGAGTTATTCAGACAACGTACAGGAATAGTATTAGATACACTTAAAATATTTCCAGTTACAACTAAATTAATAAGAAATAAGGGGATTGGTAAGAGAGAATATTCAACAGCTGAATCTCCAAAATCTTCTGATGGTTCTTTAACTATACCATTAAAAAAGAAATCCATATATGATATATACACTGAATATAAACCTGGTGAAGTATTAGAGAACACAGCAACTTATCCTTCTATTTCAACTCCAAAAGCTGGTAAAAAATCTAAATCAAAATACACGGGTAAATTAATCTATGCAACTCCTGGAGCAGGTAAGACTACTTTTGTCCCAACAATGGAAGGTGTTATTGATGCGGATGAACTACTAAAAGCTGAAATAAAAAGAAGAGATCCTGATTTTAAAGTGAAAAAGGATAAGAATTTTATTTTAGAATATTGGAAAAAAGATAGCGGTGTAAGTTACAAGCTTGTACAAGATGATGTCTTAGGGCAAATAAAAGATCTAAAAGAAGAAGGTAAAGTTATTTTGACTGGTACGTATAATTTTATTGAGCATGCTGATTATGTAATCCAGGTTCCCTCAAGTAATAAAAGAATTGAAGGTAGATTTGGTAATAAAGATAATGCAGATGATTTCATAAAGAGAAGAGAAATCCCAAATATTAAAAAGAGCTCCGCTGTAGTAATTAAATTAGAAGAACAAGAATTAGAAGATGAGTTAACTCAAAATATTCTTAAAGATTACAATGCAGTCACGAAAAATCCCACTGACAATAACAGGGACAGTGCACTTAATAGATTTCTTAAGTTAGATAAAAACAAAAATATTAATAATGCAGCTACTAAAAAACAAATAAGAGATGCTGAAGAGTGGTATAACAACCATCCAATGCGAGAAAATCTTCCATACCAGGCTGCGTTCAATATAGTCAATTCCAAAAACTTTGCAGAATTTACTAAAAACGGAATAATATTATACAAAGGTTCTAATTATACAGATCTCTATCATGAGGCATGGCACGGATTTAGTCAAATGTATCTTACAGTTGAACAAAAAAGAGATCTATATGATAGTTTAAAGAAGAGAAGTGGAACATTTACAAATTATTTAGGTGATAAAATCAGTTTTAAAAAGGCTTCTGATTATATGTTAGAAGAATATTTAGCTGAAGATTTTAGGTTATATGTACTTTCAGACGGCAAGCGTAAAATAAATACGCCAGCTGCCAAGACTATTTTCCAAAAGATATTAGACTTTCTAAAACAACTATTTGGAAATTCAACTCTTGACCAAGTTGTTATTGATCAACAAAGTGTTGAAGGAGTTAAAGATCTTTATGACAAATTATATATTGGTGACATAAATGATTATACGCCATCTCTAAATAATATGATGTTTGCAAAGCTTGATAAGGGTGGTATAAAAGGACTTAATGACGAACAAATATCTTTTACTGATTCTATTTTAATCAGTGAAACAGTTGATTCATTAATTGGAGAACTTATAGATAAAGCTAATAGAGAGTTTATTGTAAGCGGGAAAGGACGTGCAGCTATAAGCAAATTATTATCAAGTAAGACAGGATTAAATACTGCATATGAATATGTCATAGAAAGACTAAATGAACTTAGAACAAAAGAAGAAAAGAAGCCACAGGATATAGTAACAAAGAATAGTATAGATCTATTGACATTTGCAATTGATAATTTTGGTGACTTTGAATCATTCATAACTAAAAAACAAACTAAAGGTGTTATTGCCTTTCATCAAAAACGAACTGAAATCTTAAATCTTGAGGATAAATTCATTACAGAATTTTCTGAAGAGGAGACATCTAACAAAATTAAAGGTCATGACAGAAAAGGTAATGAACTTTCAGTAAAAGATTTAGCTTCAAATGAGGTGCTTTATCTTTTAAGGACTCTCTTTGAAGTGACACCACAAGATCCTGACGGTGTGTATAACAAACTTGGTGTAAAAAAGCTTTCAAACTTTAAAGTAACTTGGGAACATACATTATCTCTATTACAGGGAGTAAGAGACTCAAATAAAATATATGATCTATTAGAAGAGGATTCTCAAGACTTTCCAGTTTATAAACAACTTATAGAGCGCCTTGGTAAACCTGTTGTTATAAATGAAAAAGGTGATGAAACTCCTGGTCATGAGACATACTATGATGCCATGTTATGGAATAAATTTGTTGAAGCGTTTAACAGAACAAGAATTCCATTGGTCCAATACACAATGGATAGAACACTTTTAACAAGGGAAGGTGCATTTGGAGATACAGAAAATGCATGGTCATACACGGATAAAATTGGGAATGCCTCTGCAAATTGGAGAAGAATAAGATTTGATTGGATGAATTCTTTTGCAACAACAAAAGAGTCTCCACACATAAAACCAGATACAGAAGGAAATTATCTTGACATAAATTCTGTCATGAAAAAATTTGCATCTCCATCAGGTAATCCGTTTGTATTCTTAAGAGATATTGGAATTGATCTTGATACAAGAAATATAAAATTAAAACAAAATATTAATAGTAAGAGTAGATACAGAGTGTTTGTTGAGGAAATAGTAAAAAGATTAAAATATTTTAATGAAAAAGGTACTAAAGTAAGAAATATTATTGAAGCTTTAGAATATGATATAATTGAAAAAGGGAGAGTTGTACATAAAGGTCATAAAGGGAATCTTAAAGAGTTAGCTTTATTACAGTTAAAATACTCAGATAAATATTCTTCTGCAGCTGTTACAAATGCATTAGGTGATATCCAATATGAATATTCACTTCAAAGTTCGCTAAGTGTGATTATCAATGAAATTAATGACTCAAAGTCCTTTAATGAGTTAATTAATAAACCTTTTATGTCTTATCTTTCATCAAAACGTAATCCATGGACGTATATTTATCAGGATGAAAACGGGCAAAATAAAAGCACATCACAATGGTTAAATTCTTTATTTGATTTTGAAAATGGTGGTATTAAAAGAAAAGGTGTTACACTAGATTTAAATAATCTATCTGGAAACCAGATGGTAGTAGATAATCTTATTACAGATATTGGATATAGCTCAACTACTGTAGAGGCAGACAAGCATACAAAACTAATCACAGATCTTCATTATACACTGTTAAGTGGTACACCAGTCTCAGGATCTCCTGAGTTATTAAGACATGCTTCTGCTGGGAGCGCTTATTCTGCAGGTATATCTGAAGCTCACACATTAGGAAGTGATAAGCATTTATATGTTGACACTAAAGATTTCTTTACAAATACTGGGGAAGATAAGGCAGTAGAAATAATTATTCCTTATATACAAGCTGAATTAACTAGAATTAATAAAGCAGATCAAGTAAAAAATGTACCTGGTTATAATAAAAGAGCTAAAGAGTTTTCAATATTTGACAAGATTCTTTCAAATCCTTTAAAGAAAGAACTAAAAGATCTTAATGTTGAACTACTTGAGGAATTAAAAACTAATCAGGATTTATATAATAGATTACATGATGAAATAACTAAGTATTTTAATAGTCAAGTAAAAGATGTTACTGAAAGATATAGAGATCTTAACTATATATCTGATTCATTGATAAAACAAATATCTTATCAGAATCACAGTGCAACAACTCCACAAATAAGAGAAGCAATATTTGAGTCTTTTGTTTATAATAAATGGATACGTGATTTTGAAACGTTAATTTTCTTTTATGGAGATCCTGCCCAATATAAGAATGGAATGGAGTTCTTTAAGAGAAACAAAATGGTTGCATCAACAGGACGTTTCCCTAGAACTGATCAGGCAATTATCAATTATATTAGAAATAATATGAAGGGTGATTACAGTATAAAAAGAGGGATAAAAGATAAAGACTTTGATGGTACATTTAAGTCAGCAGTATTTCAGGATCATATAGTATCTTCAGTATATGTTAAAGAATATGAAAAAGCGTTTAGAGATTATTATAGCACTGTAGCAGAATTAAAAGGTAAAAAATTAGAGAATGCGGTTTACCATGCTATAAAACCTTACAAAGAAATGAACGAAGGTGATGGTCAAGGTTGGATTACATTTGATGCATATAGGATATATCAGTTTGCAATAGGAAAATGGAGTAATACACAAGAACAACTTTATAAAAAAATTGTTGCTGGTGAGTATGTTGATCCAAGACTTGTAACAGAATTTTTTCCACCAAAGAAAGTACAATATTTTGGGCCCTTAAAAACAGATGGTTTACCAGTTATAGCTGGTCATAAGTTCTCTTTAATGCCTCTTATACCAAACGTTATAGAGAATACTAGATTACAAGATCTTCATGATAGTTTAGTTGATCAAAAATTTGATTATGCATTATTTGAATCAGGTTCAAAAATAAGTACTATTACAAAAGATGGAACTTATGATGAAGTTTATGCAGACCCCATAAAAAGGATCTTTAAGTCTGTTGAATCTGCAGATCAATATACACCTAATGTTATGTTTTTGGAATTTCTAAAAGATCAATTAGATATTGATTCAAAGCATAAAACTAAAGTAACATTCTCTACTCAGCTTAGAAAACTAATTGAAACTGGTTTAGTTGAAGGTGGCGTACCAATTGACTTTATGCCCGGTACAAGCCTTACAAAGAGACGTGTTGAATGGAAGAAGATTGAGAAAAAGGGTTTACAAGTAATGAAGGATGAATCTGATTACTTTTCTAAATATAAAGAATACGAGGAGTTATTAGATAAGTTAATGAAGTATAAGAAAGATCAATTACTTAAAGATGCAGGATGGTCATATAATGAAAAAGGTAAATTAGAAGGAAATCTTCAGGATCTTCTAAATAAAGTTATCATACCAAATCTTGAAAGAAAAGATATAACAGCATCTGAACTTGATGTATTAGAAGTTGATGATAAAGGAGACTTAGTATTTCCATTTGGAATGTCAGTTAATGCAGAGAGTATTGAGAATATTCTTTTTGCAGTAGTTAATAAACAGCTTGTTAGACAAAAAGTTAATGGACAAATGTTAGTTCAGATATCAACTGCTCTATTTACAAACAATGAGGCCACCCCCGCTGATAGAAATTTCACTAATCCTACAGATGCAGAAATTGCAAAGTGGGGATCAAGTGATCTACCTACATACTCAATGTTTGACGCAGAAGGTAATATACGTAAGACCATATCTGCTATGAAAGTTAAAATAGCTTTACAAGGTGGTTTTATTAAATTATTAGGATTAACACATAATGATGGTGAAAGAATAAAAACAAGACTTAGGCTTAATGAAATGATCAAAGATGAACAGTGGTTAAATAGAGATGATAATAGGAAACTAATCACCATGGTGGGTGTGCGTATTCCAGTTCAGGGTCTTAACTCCGCAGAGTTCATGGAAGTATATGAGTTTTTACCAGAATCCGCAGGTAACATAATTATTCCACCATCAGAAATTGTTTCTAAATCAGGTTCTGATTTTGACATAGACAAGTTAACTATAATGATGCCTAATATTAGAAGAAATAAAGAAGGTGAAGTAATTTTATCTACTGAAGGTGTTAGAGGAGTGGAGAATGAGATAATGTATAAGATGAAAGAAATTCTTGAATTACCACATAACTTTATAAGTCTTGTTCGTCCAAACTCAAATCATCTTGCAATGGATGTTGTAGATCAGATACGTGGTGAAGAAGCAGAAAACATTAGTCATACAAAAATATTAGAAATAGGATTTAATACAGATATTCATGAGGCCTTTAACGTTGGTAAAAAGACATTAGGACAAGGAGCAATTGCAAATACTTATAATGCATTATTTAATAGAGTAGGTATGTATTTAATGCCAACTTTTATGAGAGACAAGAGTGAGTTTAATACAAGAATCTTATTAGATCATAATACTTTTAAAGTTGGTAAGAATGACGTAATATCTTTATCTAATATAAATAATGTAGACGGTGTTGAAATAGCTCAAATACTAGAACAATTAATAAATGGTTGGGTTGATGTTGAAAAAGATCCTTGGATTTTTCATCTTCAGGGTAATACTGAGTTAACACCTATATTATTATTATTAGTTGAATCAGGTGTATCATTGACTGACGCAGTTATGTTCCTTTCTAATCCTCTTATAAAAGAGTACGTAAAGGAACAGAGAATTATGAGTAGCTCATTTTCAATGCCTCTAGGAATGGCCCCTGATGAAACTCAGTATACTAGATATCAAGCAAAGGTAAATGTAATTGCACGTAATGGATTTGATAATTATTCCACATTAGGGTTAGATGCAACGAATACACCTAGTGTACCAAACATACTTCTTACAGCTCAGAGACGTACATCAAACTTTAATCCTGCTAAACTTAAAGAGATTGCATTAAATGGAACTGTTAATGATACAGCACGAGATGCATTCTTACACTTTATTGAGTTAGAATTAATAGCTGGTTCTGTACGTGATGTAAAACTTAATACAAATTTAGATACAGATCCCGCAGCCTCTTTATATAATGTTCAGGAGAGAAGAAGAAACATGAGAACAATTAACAAATATGGATTGTTTCCAAGAGGACCTTTAGATAGATTGCTTACAGAAAGTCCAATATCTTCATTTGCCTCAGTACCTGACTTTCAAGAAGAGGTATGGAGTAAATATTTCCCACTTCGTAATCATGAATTAGTTAATAAATTCTTATATGACTTTTTGGATACAGCCGCTGGAAAAGGTGCAGTAAGAACAACCTATGGTCAGAATGAACAAGAGAAGTTTGTTGCTGCATGGAAAAATGATCTTGTAAGCTTTATATTCCAAAATTCAATAAAAGGTTTTAATAAGAATACAAAAGAATATAGAAGTCTAACAGTTAATGATAAGATTGGAGTTGAAGAAGTAGATGTATTAACTGTAGGCGCTTATGTAAAAGATAATGTATTATATGTTAACAAAGAAGCTCTTAATGATATGTTTAAGAACAAAACATATGCAGACCAAAATAAAAGAGTTAGATGGGTGCAGAAGATTAACAAAGAAGGAAAAGGTGTAAAGAAAGAATGGGTGTTATCAGGACATGCTCTTCTCACTCCAGATGCTTTTAAAACAAGAGATGTTTTAAGTGAAAAAGAATTTTACAAATTTATATATGAAAGAGAATACTTAAGAAGTATTATTTCTTTTAAAGAAGAAAGTAAAAAAGAAGAATTTAAAGAAAAACTTAAGAGAAACATGAATCAAGTTGATTCTATTGAAACAGAAAGACAAGAAGGAGAAACTGATAACATGTATGAGAAGAGAATGAAATTACTCACTTACGAAGAGATACTACGTGACAAAGCTCTTGACAATACTCTTAATATTAGAAATATGTTCTATGGACATAATAGTATGGTTAATCAGTTTATGGATATTAAAGCTAAATATCCCTCATTATCAAGAGATTATCCATTAATGGAAAGTATTATCCAATCAAAAGCAAAGCCTGGTGAAAGAATAAAGAACTTGAAACTGAAAGAAACTGTTTTAGACCCAGATACAGTAGAGGTTTATCATGAGAATCTACTAGAACTTAGTAATCCAAGTGAAATAAAAATAGATGATCCAGAGGATAAATTAAAAATAACTAACTTCTTTCAGAGATTTAACTACTACGCCTTCTTACAATCCGGGTTAAATACAAAGAGCCCACTCTCAATGACTAGGATTATTGATCAACGTAATATATTATTACTTCTTAAAGGTCCTTATGAATCATATATTAAGAATCTAAATGAAGAGATTCTTACACTTTATACAAATAGAATGATAACAATGAATAGGGCAATAACTAAATCATTAAACATGCGCTCTAAAAATTATATGATTGATAAAACTTTGGCAAGTACCATGACATCTGAGCAGAAAGTACCAGTTAAAGAAGGAATACCCTTAAAAAAGTATAAAACTAAAGATGTTTATATATATGATGCACAAACATCATCAAGTAAATATGAAGTTTTAGCAACTCAGAGTGGTGGAGTAACCTTTATATATAATGAGAGAGGAAAAAAAGGAAGAGATGAATCATTAAGTGAGTTTGATAACAGTCTTGGTATCCCATTAATAAACGATGGAAAGATGATGACTGATGAAACATTAGAAGAAAACAAGATCTTAATTGATAATGCTATTGATAAGATAGCTAATTTAATGAAGGGAAACAATTCTATTGCCTTAATTAAAACTGGATATGGTAAAGAATTGTTAGATAATGTAAAATCAAGAAAAACATATGTTCACTTATCTAGTAAACTTTATGATAAATTTGGTTATATTAATCCTGGATCATTAAGATCTACCAGTATAAGAGCCATAATCCAAAAAGATCAACCTATTAGTGATTATGAAATTCAAGAATTAAAAAACAAATGTTTAGCATAATATGGGAGCAACATGTCCAAATACAAACACACGAGAATGGAAAAAGTCAGTTGAGATTCTAAAAGATGATGGAGCTTGGAAGAGCTGGGGAAGAAACAATGAGATAGTAGAACCTAAAATTTCATTATATCAGAATTTTTTAGAGAATAATTTTAATGAGGCTGCATTACTTTTAGATCAATATGTGGATGAAGAATCTAGAGACGCTTTTACACCTAATACGCCATCTAGAATTATAATAGAGGCGGCTAATGATAAGCTATTTAATGACCCTATATTCACAAGTTATATTGGAAAAGACTTAACTGAAAAGCTATATTTACATATTGTTGAAGATTTTGAAGATACTAAACCTGCATTAACTAACAGTGAATTAGATAAGATAGTAGAGACTACAGATCAAACTAGTTTGTTTGGTATCCTAAAAAATGAATATAAAGATAACTGGAGATTTTATTCTGGTACAATAGACGTTGTTCAACAGTTCTTAGAAAAACTTGGAGTTGACATAAACTTAGTTCCCAGAATATTATCTGAGAGAGGGGATGTAGTAAAATCTGCATTAGCTGTGGCCAACTTTATGAATGGTTCTGTTGACATTGTAGATGAGATTACAAAAAGAAAGAAAGCATGGGATAAGGTCCCTGAAGAAGCAGCGCATTTTTTTTATAGATTGTTAAAAGAAGATTCTGGATTAAAGAAAGAACTCTGGGAGGCTGCAAAAAGATCTGATAAATTACAAGAATTACTAAAAGATGTATCATATAAGGATGTGTATTCAGGCGATACACCAGTGATTGACCCTTCTAACGTGTCCTCAGAATTACTAGATACACTTACAGAAGAATCAATAGGTCAGTTAATTGCTGATGCCATAGAGAGAGTACAAAACAAAAAAGCTGCAACACCTGAAGACTATAGTTTCTTAAAAGCATTTATTAAATGGTTTAAGGATTTATTTAGTTCATGGAGATCTTTAACGGCTGAATTAAAAGATGAAGATAATAATCTATGGGATCATGCAGCATATAGAATACTTACATCAGATTTAACAGATCTAATGACTTTTGATGAGTATCACAAAATGTATGGATCTCTCCATGAAAGTATGTTGTCATACCAGGCTGTTGTAGAAAAAGAAAATAATGATTTAGTTATTGAATCATCTGCTATTATAAAGAAACTTAATAATCAATTTAAAAAGAGAACAAGGTATCTTCCAAAAACAATAAATAAAATAATTAAATCCACTTTGGCAGCTCCTAACATTAGAAAACACTTTAGATTATCTTTTGATGCAAGTAAAGATTTAAAAAAGAAAGTTGATCCAACTCTAGTAAAGAGGTTAGAGACTTCTAAAAAATATATAGAGAAAGTACCCTCATTAAGAAGTGTTTCTGAATTTATTGAAAAATATGGGGATAGATCCATTCCACTTAATCAGTCTCTTAAATTAGAAGGTTTTCCAAAATTTGATAAAGGTATTTATCAGGATATTCTTAATCTTATAAAAAAGGAAAATCCAAAATTAAAATCAATAAAAGGTATTGAATTAATTAAAGAATTAGAAGCATTCATGCAGGCTCATTATTTATTATCCTTTATGAATGAAAATGATCATCTTTCTTATGGTGTAAATAACACATTTACAAGATTAGATTCAGGGGGAAGACAGGCTGATGTCTCTTTAACCGTTGAACAAATGGATCATTATAATAATCTTACAGAAGATCAAATAAGAAATTTACCATATGAAGAACGACAGTTTCTAATTACAGCTCTTAATGCTCAGGATGTGATAGATCCAGGAGTATTAACTACATTAAAAGAAAGTACTCCTGTTCATGTTGATCAAGTTTTACATGAAAAAATATCAATAATATTTAATAAAGAAGCCATGCAACGTGGAGGACATTTTTATATGCATGATTTTGGTTCTCCTTCAGCCTTTGCAACTTTAACATATTTTTATTCAGACCCTTCATCTTCTCAAAAAGATGCTGTAATTCTTCATGAAATACAGAATGATCATATAGAACATATAAGAGAATTAGTTAAAAGTAAAGTAGATGATGATGTAGATATAAATCAAAAAATTGAGGAAGAATTTGATGATCATTTATTTAATTTAAATAGAAGATGGAAAAAGAAGCTAGATAGCTTAAATAGTGAGAGTATTAGCTTTGATTGGGACATGCTTTTTGCCCAGCATGGGCCAGCAATAAGTACAGGTTTAAATTATTTAGTATCTGCTGCAGGCCACGCTATTGGTATAAGGAACTATTATAATAAGACTATAAGTATCTCACAAATAGATCCTTCAAATATAGATGAAGCAGTAAAAAATTTACAGATAGAGAGATCAATAAAAACAGTTTCAAAAGAGGCTCAAAAAAACCTATTTGACCGCTTTAAAGAAATATTAGAAGAAGATCTTCAATATATAGGTAATATAGAAGACGTAAATAAAGAAATAAAAAGAAGAAGAAAAAAAGTAGATGAATTATATACTCAAAAACATATTTTTGATTACATAAATAAACCTACAAGTTTATCAATACGTGGAAAAGGTGGTATTCTTAATATTATGCCTCAAGAAGTAAGTGATGAAGTTATCAGGATAATTGAAGAGGTTAATAATATTGGGATAGTAGGGATGAATGATAGGAAAAATAGGGTTCAACTAGCACTTGGTAACACGCCTCAAGGTGTGACTGAGGGATCAGTTTATGCAAAGATAAATGACTTTCTTGCTGAACATTTCGCATATTTTAAAGAAAGAAATTCAAGATTCAGACCCTTTTATGAAGTAAATGTAGTAAAAAAACCAAGAGTTGATGAATTAGGAACAAATATTAATATTATAAATAGATTTTCAAATATTAGAAATCAAGATCATGTATATAAAGAGTTAAATTTTGCTAAACAACAACTAATATATAGTGAACAAACCAATAAAAAACATAAATTAATAAATGATGTAAAAAAGCATATGACACTAGATATGTTTGTTAAGTATGCATCAAACATTGAGTATAACGCACAAATCTTTTTATCAGCTGCCTTAAAGAATGTAATCATTAATAAAAGAACTAAAATAAGTGATAAGAAAAAACAGGAGCTTGACTATATTTTATTAGAAGAGATGCAAAAGGCTGAAGTTGAGAGAGATAAAGCTATAGAAAAAGTTAAAACTACAGATTTAAATCAGTTATCTCAAGCACTTACTGTAGAAGAAAATTATTTTAGACCTTTAGTTAATGAAGCTATACAAAGACATATAAATAGATTTGGAAAAGATATGCCAATGTATTTTTCTGGATTTGAATTAGCAAATCTGCTTCAATCAAGTAAACAAACAGCTTTAATATATGCAGGTCCAGAAGAAGTAGCACAATTTGTAGCTTTTGAGAGTTTTGAATTTGGAGCTGAAAAATATACTGCATTTTTAGAAGACGGAAAACAACCAGTATATAGAGAAAATGGTGAAAAAATAAGTAAAAAAGACTATACTAAAAAATATAATCAAGTTAAACAAGAAAAAGTAGATAATATTATAAGACAGATTTTTGATAAATTATATGATGAAGATCCCGTTACTTTTGATATGATGGAAATAAATTTTCCAAGAACAATTGAAGATATAAAAAAGGCTTTAAATATTTATAAATACAAGGACAATAGTAAGATGGTGAAATATGTAAAGGCTCTTTTTGCTGAAACAAACAATCAACCTTTAACTACTGGTGCTCTCTATAACACACTTTCATCAATGCCTGGTATTAAGTTAAAATATGTACACAAAATATCTGGAATTAAAAATGATGCAGGTGGTTATTTAGTTGATTTATCAAATTATAATTATAAAAATCCATTAATGTATGGATTAGAGGAATCTACTACTGAAGAAACTGTTGTAGAAGCTATATTAGAAGAAAAGGATCCTGAAGTAGCACCAATAGAAATGGATGTTGAATCACAAAAGAAACTCAAAGCTAAAGAGATCCTTTACAAGCTTGCCAATCATCTTTCTATTAATCTAGGCATTCCTTTTAATGTTATTACATCTGAACAGGCTGTTGACCTTTTAAAAAATACAATATATCCATATGAGGGCCAGAATGCATTCTTCTTTGATGGTAAAGTGTTCTTAGTAGGAGATAATGCATCATTACAAGATGTATTACATGAGTTTGCTCATCCATTGGTGCGCTCAATTGGGGCTCAGAATCCCAGATTGTTTAACAAGATCTATGAGGATCTAGTAAAAACAAAGGAAGGAAAAGAGATAATTGAGAATCTAAAGGAAGAATATGATGAAACTTACAAATATTTCAAAGAAGAAGCCATAGTTAGGGCCCTTGCGGAGAAGAGTAAAGTTAATACAGAAGACTTAAAAGCCCCATCAGCATTTCAAAAAGTAATTAATAAGATAGTATTTGCTTTAAAACAACTTTTAAGAAAAGTGTTTGGAAAAGTAAAAATTGAAAATCTATCTGAAAATACAACTCTTAGTGAACTTGCAGATATGTTAGTTAGTGAGCAGTTTCAGATTGACACTGAGATAATCACAGATAAAGATGTTGCAGCATATGCAAGTAACTTAAACAAATTTTCTGATAGTCTTGCTAATTTAAAAAATTCAGATTTGTTACAGATAACAAATGCATATTATGATACAGTTAGTAGACAGATAAAAGAAGTTCTTAATAATAAGAATTATGAGGCCATGAAAGAAATACTTGCTACAGAAGAAGGGCGTGGTTATTTATCTGGGATACAAAAGAGTTTACGTAACTATCAAACAATGGAAAACCTATCTGCAGAGAATCTAGAGAAAGAGATGATGAAATTAAGTGAGGACGTTGATTATGTGAGACAACATCAAGAAAGTCTAGTAACCAACATGCTTCAGACTAGAGATATGTTAGTAAAGATAAATGATCATCTTGATGAGATATCACGAGATCCAAATAACAAAGATAACTTACAGAAAGCCTTTTATTATAAGGAGATAATTAAGTACTGGGATCAATTTGATAAGGATCTTACATCTATAATAGAACAATTAAATAAAGAAGGTAAGTCTATAAATAGACGTTCACCATTTTTTGATATCATAAAAGATATAAGAACAGAAATCACCCATGCTCAGGAAACAATAAAGGGTATATATCTATATGGTTTACAAGATGCTTTAATGGAGCAGCTTGAACCAATGTTAGAAAATATTAAAATACGTTATGAAGAATTAAAAAAACATGCTGAGGAAGTAAGACCAGAAGGAAAAGCAAGAGATAAATACTTAAAAAAATTAAAAGCAGATTTTGATAAGTTAAACTTGACAAAACCCCAAATGCTCAAGACTCTTAAAGGAGAATTAGGAGATGCCCATTGGGCAAATAGTTTCTTTGAGGGATTTATGTATAATGCAGATCCTGTTATTTCGTCATTAGCAGTCTTTGTAAAAAATGCAATATCTGATATAATTGTCAAGACAAACAAAGAAACAAACGGATTTCTTAAGATAATGGAGGCTGATATTAAAGCTGCAAATGTAAGTATGAATCCACGAGCAATAGGAGAAAAAACAACATTTGTAGACATCCTTCTTAAAAGAGTTGAGACTGAAGAGGGTGAAGTAACATGGGAAGAAAGAGAGATTTATACATTCTTAAATCCTTTTATTGGAAATAGGAAAGCATATCAGGAACATCTTAATGCAATTCAACAAGCAAAAAATGATGCTGTTGAAACTGGAAATAAAACAGGTATTATTGATGCATCAAACAAATTTAGAAAATTTTTAAGAGATTATTATTGGAGACCTTTTACCCAAGTATACTATGATAGACAGCAAGTATTTGATACACCTGCTGGTCAAAAGGCGTGGACGGGAAGACAACAGATATTAGAAGCATTGTCAAATCTAGATAGAATAGCAGGCAATGAAACACAAAAAATAGAGAATTTAGATGATAAAAAAGCTCTTTTAAGACAACTTAGACAATTATCATCATTAACAGACTTAAACGGTAATAGAAAGATTGCAGGAGCAAAGGATGCGCATAATGATCTTGATGTTGCTATGATATTAAAACAATATAATGAAGATTCACGTAAGTTCTTTGAATACACTGAGTCACCAAACCTATGGCAAAGAAAGTATGAGGATTATAGAACAGAGTTAGAGGGATTTGGTCTTAATGAAGATGAGATTAAAGTTAAATTAGAAGAGTGGGTAACTAACAATACAAGAGTCCAGGTTAAAAAAGAATTTTATGATACAAGAGCTGACATAAGTGCAAGATTAAGTGAGCTTATATCAAAACTTCCAGAAGAAACTCAGGAAAAACTTGACCTTTCAGATATATATACTCAAATCTTTGACTCAATTGGGCCATATAAAGATGTTGATGGTCAACCTGAAGGAACAGATATGGCTGATAAACTCATAGCACATATTAAAGCATTACAAGAAGAATTAATTGAGGCAAAAGAAAGAGTTGCCGGATATAGCGGATTAACACTACAGGAAAAAGAAGAGTTTGACGAAATACAATATAAACTCAAAAATGATATACAACCTACTCAATCTGAAATAGATAGATGGTCTGTTCTTAGAAAAATTATGGATGAGGGAATGTCTATAGATCCTATAACAGGTGAGAAAGTAAAAATTGGTCTCAATAAATTTGAAAGATCTGAGTTATTCTCTTTGTTTGGTGAATTAAATGAACTTCAACATAAAGAGCCAACTGAATATTATTTAGATATAATAAATAACTACTTAAGTAAGGTTGATACAACAGATATGATCCTAAAACTCAAAACAAATGAAGTAACCAAAGCAAACGTTGCTGCATTTTTAAATAATAGAAGTTTAGTTCTTAAAATGCTATCTCAAGATGATAAATTTAAAGACTGGTTTGATAAGAATCATATTGATAAAAAGGTTTATGATAAAGCTAGTGAATCTCATGTTAAAAGATATGACATTGTTTATGCATGGACAGTTGTAAGACCAAATGATGAAGAGTATTATGAAACAACAATAATAAGAGATAAAGAAGGTAAGCAAATAGGAGATCCAATTGTAGGTGTCCCAACCTTTGAGTATTTTGATAGAAAAGTAAAGGATTCATATGTGGATGAGGAAACAGGAGAAACTATTCAATTAAAAACTCCAAAAATAGTTGGAGAGACCGTTGACAATAGGGGAAGATGGTTACCAAAAGAAGGGAAAGATCTAGCCCCAGGTGTACCTGATATCTTTAGAAATGAAGATTATTTTAGAATTAAACGTGAAGATCCAGAGCGTTTTAAATTAATTGAAAAGTTAGTAAAAGCCTCATTAGACTTTCAAAGTGATTCAGAAGAAGAAAGTAGATTATATTTGGATGTACCACGTCTCCCAATGTCAAACTTTGAATATTTAAAAGCCAAAGGAACTGGTAAAAAAGCATATAGTAAAGTTAAAACCATATGGCAGGGAATAAAGGATTTTTTCGTTGAGACAGAATATGATCATTATAATGATTTAAACTATGATGAGACAGATAATTTAACAAATGCTGGTTTATTTGATAAGACTGTAAATATACCTGTAAAAGGTATATATGATATACCTTTAGATCAGGTTTCATTAGATGTAGTAAAAGCACTTATAATATATAATCAGAGTTTAAATGAGCAATCTAAGAAAACTGAGATCAACCCAGTTGCAGCAGCATTAAGAGATACCCTACATGATCCTGCAAATCAGATAAAAGAGATTCAGAAACAAAACTTTCTCAATAAAGGTATGTTTACATATCGTAATAAGAAGGATAAGAATGTTAGAGCAATGATGGTGAATGGTTTCTATGAAAGGGAATTTGAAGGTCAGACATTGACAGGATTGGGAAAAGATAATAATACATTACATAAGACAGTAAATGCAATTATGGGACGTGCCTCGTTTGCTTTCTTTGCATTAAACATACCGTCAGCATTAAAGAACAGATATGGGGCCATGTTTCAAGCAACTATTGAAACAACAGCAGGCAGATACATGACACCAATCTCATATGCAAAAGGGAGAGTATGGTCAGCTGCAACAGCAATAGAAATGAGTGCACAAATTTATAAACGTGGTCCAAAAACACATAAATTACAGTTAATGGATGAGTATGATGCTGTCCAAGGAAGAACTGAGTCTAAACTAGGAGATTCATCTTCTAGAGGGTTTTTAATGGATGCCATTGGAACATCATGGATGTACTCACCAAGAAAGTGGATGGAGATTGAAGCAACACTCCAAACATTTGCAGGGATGATGGAACATCAGAAAGTAAAACTTAAAGATGGTACTGAAATATCATTATTACATGCGTATGAGACAGTTGATCAACAAATTAAATTAAGAGATGACGTAGAAGATAAGTCATGGGATCTAGGTGGTACTAAATTTCATCAAATGAAAAATAGAATTCATATGGTGAACAATAATCTACAAGGAGCATACTCAAAATTTGATCAACCTGAAGCTCAGAGATACTTAGCTTTTAGAATGGTAAGTTTCTTAAGAAGATATTTTGTACCAATGATGGTAAATAGATGGTCATATAAAGGAAGTTGGAAGGATCCACAGGAAAGATATAATATTGGCCTTGGAGAATCATCAATGGGTTATTATGTAAGGTCAATGAAGTGGTTAGGAAGAGGACTTAAGTCAGGAGGGAAAGAAATGATGTATGCTACACCTGAAGAAAAACAGGCATTAATGAAAACAGGAGTTGAAGTTGCTATGTTGAGTTCACTTGTATTATTAATGGCATTACTATATGGATGGGATCCAGACGATGAGGAGAAATATAAGAAGTTAAGAACAAAACAAGGTAAAGATGAAGACTTTCAATGGACTGGCTGGATGGCCAATCATGGATTATGGTTGTTAATGAATATACGTGCAGAGAATGAACAATTTATTCCACTACCAGGGTATGGTCTTGGAGATTTATTACAATTAAAGAATGTTACTTCAGTGGTATTTGGCCCTACTCTTGATGGTTATGGCAAACTCGTAGTTGACTTTTATCAGAGTCTTACAGGAGATGATAGAAGATTCTATCAACAAGATGTTGGCCCATATTCATGGCAGAAACAAGGTTCTGCAAAAGCTTGGAATCACTTCTTTAAACTATTTGGTATAACAGGTTCAAGTATTGATCCTGCAAATGCTGTTAAAAATCATAATGCAATAAGACAACGTTTTAGATAATATCAGATAATGGTTAATTAAAATTGTTTAATAAATAATTTTTGTTTATATTTGACAATCGTCAAGTTTATTACAATCTATATAGTTAGATTAAAGGTTAGTAAAAAAAAAGGGAGGTTTTCACCTCCCTTTTTCTATTAAAACTCAAAATCTGGCAACTCCAATTTACCTTCATCTGAATCTTCATCAACTAATCCAACATCACTGTCAGTACTTAAGTCTGGTTCTTCCTCTTCAATTACTTCTTCTGATTCTTTATTAAGTTCAGCTTCAGTATCATGAAGTGGATCCAGGTCAGCATCTTCGCTACCTAGATAATCCTCAAACGTAAGGTCTGACTCCTCAAGATCTTCTTCTTCTCTTTCTTCAATGATCTCTTCTTTTTCAATCATATCAGCTTCTTCATTAGCAGCATTATCTAAAGCTTCATTTTTTACTACTTCACCTGTTTCATCATCAAACTGTTCTATTTTATCATCTCTCACTCTTAAACTAACAGGATCATGTTCAGGAAATTCACCTTTATGATCTAAACCTTCTTCTAATCTAGTTTGATCATCATACTGTTCCATTATGTCTTCCGGGATATCATGTGGAGTATCAAACTCTGTCCCTTCAGGTTTAGAACATTCAAGTGGACTAGGAGTTATCTCCCTATCAATTAATTGATCATTAGAATCTTCTTTTTCTATTTCATCAATCTGATCAACAATGTTGATTTGGTTAGGATCTAGCTCCGTGACAACAGGAGGAGTTAAACTATTTTGTAAATATGTTTTAACTACATACTTGTGCAAGTCTGCTTGTTGATCCATCCAATTCTTGGGATGACTTGTCTTAAGAGCAAAAGTAATATGATTATATACAGACCATAAAGAGTTACGTTCTGCGTTGTAATCATAATCCGGTTTTTCATATTGCTTCTTAGCAATACTTAACTGATTAATAGTCATTATATCTTTAAAGAATACACATCCCATCATCCCTGCTATGTCCTCTTCAGATAAGCAAACTAATTTCATTGCCTCTTTATCCTTTTGTAACATATTATAGAAATTATCTGCAGATGCTATTTGTGTTTCTATATGATTTTTAACTAAACCTTTTACTTTAGCTGAGTCACCATAGTGTTTCTTGGTATAATTACCCATATCACCAACCATGACTCCGTTACCGCATACAAACACATGTGCGCCTACTGCACACTTAAATCTCATAGTTTTATTATATGAGTTACACCATGCAAACATGAGACCTAATTCAGGGTCATTATCATATTTTATATGATATATTCCTTGTGCTACTTGACCATCGTGAGTAGATCTATAATACTCAGCATCTATTTCAAGATTATTATTTTCTAATTCTTGTTTAACAATATCAATTATGTATCCATGAGATACCACAGCGTATTGTTTACTATGACTTGTTGGAAGTGGAACTTGTTTAAGCTCCATTTCTGATATATTTTCTATACTTTTTGGCATTTTAAAATAATTTTAGTTGTTTTAGTTTTGGACCTGCTATATTTTCTATTTCTCTATAAATAGATTTCAGATAATATTGTTCATTAACATTATAATCTTTCCAGGCTTTCTTTTTATATACATTAAATAGTTTAAGTAACCATTTACCACTTTCAGCTTGGATTTCACGTCCATCTGCATTATTACATTTATAAATTTTACTACCATGATTACTCACATAGTATCTAATTGTTTTCTGAAGAGCTTCTTCTTTTAATTCTTCATCAATCCATCTCATCTTAAATGTCCAGTTTCCTTTGATTTTAACTCCTATACAGTAGTCAAAGATTAAGTTACTCTTATTTTTATGTAATGGCAAATCTTGAAATTCAAATCTACCTTTACATTTAGTTTTTGCATGATAATATTTACCATCCTCTTCTTTTATGATATTATGTGGATTCTTTTTCAGATCACTAAATTCATCTTTAGTAACTTCTTTAAATGTGTTAACAGCTATATAACTATTAACATCTGCAAGAATTAGCTTTTGATACTTATCATGCTCTAGATTAAGCTTAGTTATCTCTTCCCATTTTTTAGAGATCTCAAGATATTTATCTTCATAAGTTCTTGGTATCATAGTTTCTAAACCATCAGTATTTTGCATGATTGGAATAGCACCAGGAATACCGTCCATGATCATTTCATATAACATCATCAATGACAATTGACCATTGATTGTAACCTGCATAGTAAACTGCGGGTCATATAGGAAACTAAACTTATCATTAGAGAGACCATAAGTAGAATTTAGTATGATCTTATATGTGTAGTTTCTAATATCTGTTTTAGGAATTAATTTCCTTTCATTAAAAAACCACTCATATTGCTCACAAAAGTCTTCTTTTGGTAAATGAGCTGGAGACCATTTATTCTTAATAGCTAAATTGGGATAGAAGCTTGTAACATCTGAAGTCATGATCATCATATCTTCATTGTTCTCGTATACCCCACTTGGTCTAGCGCCATGCACTCCACCTAATCCAAAATGTGTTTTTACACCATGGAACTTTACAGTTGTTTTAAAACCTCCTTTGGTTTGATCTGCATATATAACTTTTTCTTTAAACTTTTCATGTAACTCTTTGAATACAAGATTATTAAAACTAATATAATCAAGTAAAATATCCTTAACTATTATTTCTTTTCTATTTGTGCTAGAATATTTAATATCATTTTTAGGAACTCCTGACTTTTTACTTAAAAAGTGTAGAAATAGTTCTTTAGATATTTTAGGTTCTGAAGCATTGTATAGGTTTATCTTGTATTTATTTGTTAGATCTTTACGTAAAGAAATGAGATCTTTTGATTTATATAAAATTTCTTTTGTTGACTTTACATCATTAATACAATAATTAATTATTATATCAAGATCTTCTCTTGAGTGAATAAATTCATCATGTTTAATTGGCATATCCTGTAAGTTATACCAATCCATTGAAAATTGTATCCATTTAAGACTTGATCTTTTAGCGGCATTATCCCAATGATTAAGTTTATAAACATCTAATTGAGGAATTGACATGTTATATTCATAGAAATCTAACCATTCTCTGGCATTAGATCTTTCAATAACATATTGTGCCATTTTATATATTTCAGTAACTACTTCATCTCCACTTAATTTAGCCCATTTTGTGCTATTTTTAAGTATGTATTCAGTGATTTGAGCATCAAATGCTAAACCATTATATGAAATATGTTTTTCTCCGTTTTCTTTATTTTGTTCTAAAAATTTAACTAAGTCAATGAAATCATTTTGTAATTCATGAATTATAAAAATCTTTTGTTCATCTGTTTTATAGTGCTCAAATACACCCACAAAACAATTGATCATGGTTTCATAATCCATTACCCAATGGTTATCCATATATTTTAAATTTTAAGCAAAAAAAAGCACGGACTATCCGTGCTAATATGTTGAAAAGTATATAATTATACTTTAGTATCTAAAGTAATTTCTGGAACCATTTGTGTGATACCATTAGTTGGATCCATATTTGGGGCATCCATATGTACTTTATAATCATATTCTTTGTGATTAATAGTAAATTTTTTAATGAAGTCAATAATTTCTTTTTCTTCAGTAATATAATATTCACTATAACTTTCAATTTCAACTCTTTGTTTTTGATAAGGTTCTTCTTTGTTTGGTTTTCCTTTTCTTATTCTGTGATCACCATTTTCATCTAGTCTTTCAACCATATGAAAAACGTTTTTCTTCTCCTTCCCAATGACTGCTAATACTTTTGCAGCTGGATTGAATATTCCTTCAATGAATGGAGAACTAATATTTATAGGCATTAATTTGAAAGTTTTACTTGGTCCCCAATTGCTTGTTACAAGCATCATTGATGGGTCAACATATGATTTTTTTTCTGGCATGATATATAATTATTGGTTTGTGCAATATTAGTTATAAATCTTGAATGTTACAAATTGTTTTTTCAATTTTTAAGTCTAACTCTTCTTTTTCAAAATTTGGCTTATTACATAATTCAATTACTTTCTCAAGTGTTTCTACACTAACATTCAGGAGATTACTATATTGATCATAATATTTATGTGGGTTAAGATAACTATCAATTAACTTATAATTTGCCTTATTTTCTCCATAAAAATTCATTATAGATTTTTTAAGACTATTTGACAATTTTGAATATCTCCCATGCAGAAAGTAAAACCAGTCTCTTTCATAATCTTCAAAATTAAAAGTATAAACTGCTTGATCTTTTTTATCTGTTTCAAAATAATCACAGAATAAAGGGTTACTAAGTAGTTTTTGCTCTTCAAATCTTAAAAATTCATCATCATCTCTTAAATGGTATAGACATATTAGTTTCATCTCTGTTCTACCAACATGTCTATCCATTACTTTTTTCCATGATACATATGTCTCAATTGGAGTAACACTTGTTCCTCTTTTTATTGACAACGCAGGATATAAAAACACCCTGGATTTTTGAAAATATTTTTCATATACATTTTTTATTTTATATGGCTTCATATATTTTAACTATAATACTACGCTTCCTTGGGCAAACTCATATGGTAACTTATATTCTTTTTCTTTGTAATGATACTTCGCTTTTTTTAGTACTTCTGCTGTTTTAATTTCCCAATCTCTCATAGTTGATTTACTAACTTCAAAACAATACACTTGATTATACTTATCTGCAACAATAAAGTTAAAGATAATTTTATAATCTTCTTTTTGGATGTTTTTTAGGTAACCAGTACAGAGAGTTTTATAAATGGCAGCTTGTAGCCAATATTTATAGTATTCAACTGAATCTGGAAAATCAGAGAGTGATTTTTGAGTGGTCTTTAGGTCGTTAATGTAGAGTGTACGCTGAGTGTGATCTATTACAAAGTTATCAATTATTCCATGAATTCCAAACGGAAACTTGGTTAATTTTCGTTTTAGCAAGGTTTCATTAAAAACTTCAACTAATTCAAAACTGCTATCTCCTAATCTTAGAAGCTCTACAGCTTTTTGATAACCTCTTATAGCTTTTATATATCCTTCACATTTTTCAAGCATCTCCTCATCTACGATGTCTTTATTCCCGGATGCTTTTATTAAATGTTCAAAATAAACAACATTCTTATCAATAGTTATCTTTTCTATTCTTTTTTCATCTGAACTTAATTTCTGATGAAGATCATTATATTTTAACCAGTCAATGATTTCATCTTTGAAATCACTGAGTTTGGATGATTTATTATCGTTTAACCAATGTCCATATATACTTTCTATAATAGCCTTATTATTCCCGGTTGGTACTGTATTAGGTGCAATGATAAAATTATCATCAAACTTATCTTTCTCAAGAAGAAGACAATGAAGCACCTTACCTTCAATAAGATGCTTATCTGTTCTGTCTTCTCTTTGATTCAATACGTACCAATCAAAAAATAATGTTGGAGAATACAAAAGCTTATTCAAGCTTGAGTAACTAAAATAGAAATCTTTATTATAAAATTCTTTAATTTTATCTTCTATCATAATTAATTATTTTTTTCTTCAATTTGTGCTCCAAAATAACTTTTAATATCATCTGAAACAGTTATAGTTTTAATAGTAAAATTATCATATCTACCATTTGAATTATTTTCCATTTCCTTCTTTACAAGAGGCATCATCTCTTTTAAAAATTTTCCTGTAAGATATTTTTTATCCATCATACACTTTATTATATCATCAAATGTTAAACGGGTCCAATCACGTACATCAAGAAACTTTATAAAACTTTTAAAGTTTACATGAGTACGTTCTTTTGTACCATACATAACATGTCCATAATCCTTAAGAGTAAGTAATATCTTAAGTATAGACGTTCTATAATTACAGTTAGCTAGGATTTCCATTCCAATAACATAATTTGCATGATCACGACTACCAAACATATTTCTGAGTTGTATATACATCTCATCATTAATAGTAACACAATCTTCAGTTAAATAATCTAATAATGATGTATCTGTATATAAAGGAATATTCTCTGTTTCTTTTAAACATCTACGAAGTTCACTAACTTTATTTTCTGCAACTACAGAACGGCTACTTTTTAATTTATTATTCATTATGCCAGTTCCAAACATCTCACAAAAGGTCTTTACAATACCTTTTTCATCTTTTTTTATTTGGGTTAGATTGTTGGATCCATAGGTATCTTTGTCACCTATCATGGTTTGTGTAGAACCATATGAATTTCTCAGTAATATATTTTCTTTTCCTGAATTGATAATTTCTTTTATAATACCTTTTTCATCAGGATAATTAAGTTCAATAAACTTAATCATGTTATCTGCATTTATAACAGTAGCATAACATGAAATATACCAATCAAATATATTAAAAAACCATTTATTACTAACAAAATTAGCAGTAGCCTTTTCTAATTTAATTGTTATTTTTATATCATTCTTTTTACCCCATTCTCTTACTTTATGTCTGGGTGCGATGCAACTTGGACTAAAAAATAATTTATCATTTTTCTGAGGTATATATTTATTTAATGTTAACATTGGATCTGTATTCCCATCCTTATACATTAGTCTTTTAGAATAATGTATTTTTTCCTCTTTAGAGGCAGGATGATGAAGACTTTCAATGACAACTACATTATCAAATTCATTCCATTTCATGTTCTTTAGTTTTTTTAGTAATATGATCTTTTTTATAGGAATAGTCCTTCCAATTATCTTTAAGAGTTAATGTTATATCAAAAAATTTCTCCATATGAGTATTATTTTCCCATTCTACAAAAGCACTGTTCATAAAGTCTGGAAGAAATTTTCCAAATAAATCTTTTGTTAATTCATTATCCTCTTTTAAATAACTTATAAATTCTGACTCATTCATGAGTCCCAATTTCCAAAAGTTAGACTCATTTAGAAAATATTTCAAATTTTTACTATTATTAATATATTGAATATGTGAATGCTTTGTAGCTATTTTCCATAGCTCATATGTTGCATCAGAAAAATCACAATTGCATAACATCTCAACAGCCATTGATTTATCTTTAGAGTCTTGACTATCTAACATTAACAGTATACTGTTAAAAGTCTCTTGATCATTTAATTTCATTCCTGAATTAGCAATAGAACAAAAGTCATCTTCATGGATTATTGGTAATTTATTAGCCAATACTTCATAAATGATTTTTAGAGTTATTGGATATATATAAAGATAATATTCACTATCTTTTACAAAAATATCTGACCATGAGGTTTCATTTCTATATGCATTAGACATACGTAAATTTAAAAGTTGATCATCTGTAAGTTTATCACTAATATAACCTCCAATTTCATTTCTTATATCTTGATGTAATGTTTCTATATCATCATCACTAAAATTATCTAGATCATCCACTCTCCATAAAGTATCATCTTCAAAGAGAAGTCTACCAAGTCTAGCTTGTTTATAATCATTAGTTCCATGCTGAACACTTTCAGCAATATCATCTGTCCCTACAACTATTGTTGCTTTAGACATATCTCTAGTCATTGTAGCTTTTATAGATTTAAGATATTCCTTAATTCTAAATTGCGGTAGTTTACAACCTGGAGTAAAAAATACTTTATCTTTTTTAGATATTGTATTATTAGAATCTCCTTCAAGTATTTTTATTATTGTTTTATATATTTTATCATCAACTGAATAAATGGTTCCTAAATTTTTACCAGTTGTTTCAGAATAATATAAATAGGGATGCTCTTTGAACTCAAAACCAAGTTTTGATATCTCAGCATCATCCAATTCTATAAATGGATTGTATGCCATAATTATTAATTTTTTAAATTAAAGACCTAATTCGTCTTTTATAAGATAACGCATATGAATTGCATCAGCTTCATTATCATCATTTCCAAGATAATTATGTTTTGCTTTTGCTGCGTCAATCATTTGTTGTTTGTTTGCGTTCCCTTTTCCGGTGGCAAACTTTTTTATTTCAGATGCAGAATAGGATTTGTAGTCTACATTATTTTCTTCACAAAATTTTTCAAGTATGGCAATTAGTTTTGCCTGATGTATAATAGCATGAGCATGTCTCCCTGCGGGACGTTCATATACAACAATATCAAATTTTTCATATTCATATACTTCTTTTAATTTTGACATAAATCTAATGAGTTTCATACCCATTGATTCATCTTTACGTGTTTTAAAATCCCACGTTCCATATAGATGTTCATCAATACACCATCCTGTTGTAGATGCTATGTCTAAGCTTAATATTTTCATCCGCTACATGCAATACAATCTTCTGGATCTGGAGGTGTTATATTCTCCAATCCTACTGAAAGTAAATATAATTTATGTTTTAATTCAGCTTTAAGAATATTCTTTTCAAAAGGGCTATCTGATTTTTCAATCATTTCATCATATGTTTTTTCAAGTTCTTCTACGGTAATATTACTCATAATATTGGAATTAAAGGTTTTAAACAATTTTTAACAGTATTTGCGCCATATTCATATATTGAATCTGATACGTCTTTAGCAAGATTTAAGTATATACTACTAATTCCATATACACTCTCATATTTATCTGATGCTCTGAAACCAGCGTCATCATTATCAAATAATGTATACATGTTATCATACTTTAATACATATGACGACATATTTGTTTTTGGAATAAGTGTATTTTCACTTCCTGGAGCAACCAAATCTACTGCAAGTTTCAATGAGTCAATAGACATCATATCTTTTAATGAAGAGGCTATAACTAATGTTTTATTCTTATATTCTAATTGGTCAGTACCTTGAATATAGGAACTTACATTAAAAAACTTCCTCTTTTTATCTTTTGGTTGATATGTTTTATATAGAGTACCATCTTTCTTAAAGTAACCATACATTTGATTATTTGTTCTTTTAAATTCAACAATGTTATCATCAATATTTTTACTTAGAGTTACTCCTTTTAAAGGGAATACATTATACTTTTGAAGTATATCTGAATCTATATTATAGTTTAACCAGTATTTTGCATCAATAACATTCCATTTTCTTTTTATATGTGATGTTATTTTAAATTTAGAAACTGGTTTAATGTCATTTGGAATTACATTTTCTTGTTGATCATAGTCATCAATAATCTTACGGATAACTCTGTCTTTTGATTTAATATCAAAAAGTAAGGACACTAGTTGTATGCCATCTCCTCCGTAACCAGATGAAAAATCTTTAAATTTATACTTATTATCTTTAACATAAATACACATAGAAGGTACTGTATCTGACTCATTAAATAATGATAGTATCTTTAAGTCCTGTCCATGTAATTTTTCAGTTGTTTTACAATAATATTCAAATATCCAATTAGATGGTATTTTGTCAATATCAATCTTAGTTCTTATCATAGTTAGAAGGTTATTAATGAGGAGGCAGGTTAGTACCTCCTCATTAGTGTTAATTATAGCTCAAAATCATCAGACTTTGTAGTAGTTTCTTCTTTTTCTTCTTCCTTCTTAAAGGAATCAACTTCCTTTGATACTTTTTTCTTTCTAATATGTTCATTAGGATCAAAAGTATAAACACGTGAGATAGATGAATCTACATCTTCAGGTTCAAATGGAAGACCATTCCTTGTAAACTTTGGTAGAAATATATCATAATTAGTATATCCATTTTTATTTGTGTATTCTTTACCACATAGACATGCATTAAAGAAGGCACCTTGAAAAGGTTTATCTTCATTAAACTGGATTACTAATTCTTCAATAGTTTCATGCTTATTATCTTGTGCATCTAACCATTCTGAATCAAATAAATCACAAAGGTTTTTAACAAACTTAAGTATCTCTTCATCTCTACTGATTTCAATACCGCTTTGTGTGATAAAATCACTAAAGGCCCATTCACCAGCTTTTACATTCCCTACTTGTCCTTTATATCTTCCTGTTTTTGGTTTAGCGGGGTCAATATAAAACCCTTCAAAATCTTTCCCAAGATCCTGACCTTCACAATGCATTACAAAATGATATGCATTATCTCTATAAGGATATTCTTCAAGCTTAATTGAATTTATTTTAATTACTTTGTTCCCTGGTTCTAATACTTTTGAAATAGAACCACCATTACTAATGTTTTTTGTACTAATCATTTTTATTTTATTTTTCGTATTCAATAATTGCTTCTTTAACAATTTTCAGATCATTTGGTATAACTTCTGTTTTAAACATTCCCATAGGTGCTTTACATGTATTTGATCCATCACTTGTTGTTTCAAATACATAGTCAGTTTCACCATTCTCATTCTGTTTTATCTTTCCATAAAGGACAATTGAAAATAAACCTTCAAGGGTAAGCTTTTCATCTACCATCTTACCAATTGTTTTTGCTTTTTGTTTTCTTTTTCCTTTATAGTCTGTTGTTTCTTCAGAGTGAGTCATGAAAAATATAAATAGGTCTTCTCTTAATGACATAGGTTTTTTTGCAACTTTGGCTAACCATTTACCAATGTCAGTAAACTTAGCATAACCTACTTCATCTGCTCTATCAAAATATTCAAATGCTGACATATATTGCCAATCATCTACAATTAGAACTTTAATTTCAGGTCTCTCATTACTTACATAGTCCATGGCCTTAATAATACCAGTTGGTGTTGCAACAGATGATAAATTACCATCTAAATTTTCTTTATTTAATTTTTTATACTTCTTTTTCCATCCCTTAAATGGTAATGGTTTATTTGCTACGTTTATCCAAAATGTTTCTTTTGGATTTAAATGCCTACCTGCAGTGGATTTACCAGCTCCAGACTCAGCAATGATCAAAATACTTTGTGCCATATTTACTTATTTGTTGGTTATTTTATATTTACATTCTTAATTATCTTATTTAGCCATTCTTTTTTACTCACTGGTTCAACCAGCACAATGGCAGCAAAATCTCTCATAGTCATTTGGTCTAAAGGCATGTCTTCATCTGGATCTATTAAGTTAAACTCACTTTCTTCTTCAGGTTCTTGAACTACCTCCATTTCCGCAAATGGTACATAATACCTTACGTTACCCGTAATGTTATTAGGCTCACTTGCTGCATATTCATCCTTGTAATAAGGATTATATTTTATTTTATACAATGTTCTTGATGGATCTTCTGATTCCATACTCATACTTACTTTTTCAGTGTAAATATCACCGTTATCTAATTCACTCTCAAAGAACCCCATACACACTTCATTAAGTCCTTTTGGTACATATGCCATTTTAGGGATATATAATGCATCTGGTGCATCTAATTTATCAAAAATTGGCTTATGTTTTTTTCTTAATTCTTCTGTAATATGTTTTCTTTCTTGAGGTGTTGGTTTCTTTTTTTCTAAATTCATTTTACATTCTATTTGATCTTCTATCCATTGTAGGAGGAGTTGCCATTTCTTCAATTGACATTCTTTCAAATGCTGCATTAAAGAAACTCATTCTTGCGTCTCCATTTCTACATTTTAAAAAATGCATAACAAGTACTTTATCATTTTCAATGATATATCTATCAGGGCCATAAAAACGTATTTTCTGCTTACCTGGTCTATTAAGACCAATCACAGTATCAGCATGTTGCAATAGAGCATCAGCTCCAAATATATCTGAATCTAATACATAGTTCCCATACTTTCCATCTTCATTTCTTTCTGGTTTATCAATTCCTCTATTTAATTGACTAAGAATAATAAACGCTATAGGATATTTTCTTTTAAGTTCAGTAAGTACTTCACCTAATTCATATAAAGTATCTTGTTTTCCTTTATGTGATTTTGCAGATTTTATTAATATTGAATGATCAAGAGTTATAATAGTTTTAGTAAACTCTTTAAGTTTAACTATTTGTTCAACCCCTTCTTTTTTAATTGTCTTTTCAATGTACTTACTATGTACATTCATATAATCTTCAATTATATTTTTTAATTGTTCAACTGTTGGTGCTAATTCAACAATATCTATAGGATATTTAATCCTCTTTTTAGCATATTCATAGCATCTTGATAAGTCATTTTCAGATAACTTACCATCAGCGCTACATAAATATTTATATGTAACTCCTAATTCACTTGAATACGCTCTGATTGCAGATGTTCTTGCTAGCATTTCTAATTGAAATTCTAAACATCTGAAATTCTCCGCTGGATTTAAAGGAAAAGCTTCTTTTATAAGCTGATCTTTCATTAACGTCTTGCCACTACCTGGTCTTCCACCAATAACAGTCATAGAATGCCATTCTATACCATCTGTTGTTGCATCATTTACCTTTAACCAAGGTGTTTTGATACTTGTGATTATACCTTTCTGTCTGCCTTTTAAATATATTAATGAATCTTCAAACCCTTCCTTTTGTTTTTTCCACGGTTTAAGGGCCATACTTGACATATAGTTAAATTTATTGGTTTATAGCATATATAGGAGTATCGTCAGTTTACTCTTGTGCTAATATATGTAATTTACGACACATTACAAAACATATTTCAAGGAATATATATTGATAAATGCTAATGTTAATTATCAAAAGATTTATCAGTGTAAATGCTAATAATGAGCATATAATTCCTATAAAAATATTTTTAAAATGTGACTTTGTTTTTGTTTTTGTTTTTTCCATTATACTACATTTTCTGAGAAGTGTGTATCTTCTTCTATATCTTCACCAGAATCAACAATTTCACAATAATCAGCTAATGTTGAGTTCCAGCTTTTATCACTTGCTTGTTTTCTTATAAAGTATTGTGATGTCTGCATAAATTTATAGTTGGCTTTTTCATATTCATCAACGTAAATTGCAGTAGCTTTTAATATAATAGTCCATGTGTAGGAAAAGTTTTTAAAAAACCATCTAAATCCTATTTCTAAATTTTTAATAGAGCTTCTTCCTGGTTTACCGTGTGGTAACAATCCTTTAGGAAAGAGTTCTCTATATATTTTTATATTATCACTAAACTTATTACCTAATATAATTTTGTTTGTTTTAGTTTTAGAAACTTTAAAATAACTTTCTATATCATCAATAAGTTTTAGACTTTTTGGTAATAGAGTATTTTGGTTATCTATCCAGTCATTTTTCTTTAATAATCTTAATTCAAGTGATATATTAATTAAGGGTGTATCAAGATTTTCTTTAATACAATACATCAAATAGAATTGATTAGGTGTTACATTCTTCTTTATCAGTATGTTGTACATTGTCATCATATCCATAAATTATTTTTATATAGGTTACTATCTTAGTATATGTTTCAACATATTCTTTATCTCTAGAGAATAAAAGATCTTTACATCTAAGTTTTCCACAACATACTGTTGAATGTGTCTGATTTAAATATTTTCCAATTTCAACTGTTGTGTGATTCATATCATATGCAAGTTTACAAAATATGTGTTTATACATAATATATGAACCTTTTCTGGATTTAATAGTATCTTTTATTCCACTTGGAAATACTTCTAATAGAAATTTATTAACAATTTCTTCAAGTTCAATAAGATTCAATATGGGTAGATTTTCTTTTGTATAATCGTCTTTAAGCATATATTTAATTATTACGTCTGTTCCTATTAATTCTTTAAAGTTTGATCTAAAACTATCTATAAGTTCTTCAGCTTCTTTTATTTTTATTTTTCTAAGTGTCATATTTTCTGTATATTATGTTACATTTTAAATTAAAAATTATGGAAAAGTTATTTAATTTCTGTGGTGGTCGTAAGACTACTTTTGCATTATTATTATTTATTGCAGTAACAACTTTCTTGTTTCTGGATAAGTGTGATTTTGCTGGATGGTTAGATTCAATTGTCTGGATCTTTGGTCTTTATGCAGCGGGTAATGGTGCAGAGCACATTGCAAACGGCTTAAAGAAAAAGAAAGGATAGTGAATTTACCATCTAAAATAATAATCATTATGAGTATAGTGATAGTTATTTTAATATGCTTTTTAATCTTTCAAAAGCCTGTTACTTTTCCACCAAAAGTGGATAATAGCGGGCTTAAGAAAGAAATAACAGACTTACACTCTCAAAATGATTCTCTTACAAATTTAATTGAAAATTTAGAAATTAAAAGAGATACTATTATCCTTTATAAAGATTCAATAAGACATATCTATCATGAAACTATTCAATATATTAATACCTCTACTATTTATCAACTTGACAGTATCATACGGTCAAATTGGAATTGATTCAGATGGTGACACAGTTGTATGCTATAAAGCTGATGAGGCTCGTTTAATTGCTAGAAAGCTAATTAAGGCCAATCAATCTCAGGATCTTTTAGATGCAACAAATAAAGAAATTAAAATTTTAGAATTAGTCATACAAGGTAAAGATTACCAATTAATAAATTGTGATAGCATCAGTGTAAAACATAAGATTATCATCAGTAACAATGAAGGATATATTGATACTTTAGAAAAATCATTAAAAAAATCAGAACGCAAATTAAAAATATTTAAAGCTGGGTTTGGAGTTTCAACAATAGCTTGTGGCGTGCTCCTAATACTTCATTTGATAAATTAATTTTACAGTATCTTCTTAAGTATCTTTGAGCTGTTTCAATTTTATAATTTCTGTGTATACATTTCAATATTAAGTCGTTTATTCTACATTCTTCTACCATTTTATTCTTTCTTTTTTAGTTAATAATTTATTTATTTCATTAAATACATTTTGACAGTCCCATCCTTTTTTACTATACGCTCCGTGAGCAGGATGGTTTAGAAAAAACCTAAGATTTTTGTCATTTATATTTTTATTCCATTGTGAGGCCACTCTTCCCATGAACACATATATGAGGTTAGGGTTAGTATTTAGAACATCAAGTAAGTATGTCATAAAAGGATTCCAGAGTTCATAATGTTTTCCAACCTTCTTTACTTGTGTAGTAAAGGCTGTATTAAGTAATAATACACCTTGGTTAGCCCAACAAATAAGATCATTAGGTACTATGTAATCCTGATCTGGATAAACTGTTCTCTTAATTTCATTACCAATGAATCTTAATGAAGTTTCTGTTTTGTTTTTATTACTGCATGAGAAGGCAATCCCGTCTGCAGAATTTAAGTACGGATATGGATCCTGACCAATTATGACAACTTTAGTTTCATTATATGAACATTCTTCAAATGCTCTGAATAATTGTTTAATAACTGGTGTAAATTTCTTTCCATTACGAGATTCATCCCATAATTTATCTAGTATATTTATAAACTCTTGAGAGAGAACAAATAATTTTAAGGGTTCCCCCCAATCTGCTTTACATAATCTTTCATATAATTTTAATTGAACTTCTTTTAATTTGGTTTCTTTCATTTTTGTATATTTACATTTATGAGTGAAGATAAAAAAGATGACGGAGAATTAAAATACAAATTTGAATTTGTAAAAGAAGGCTCTGTAATATCATTAGATGTTGGTGCTGATTTTTTCTTAAGACTTCAAAAATTATATATGACATTTTCTCAAACTTTTAATGATGAGAGTGCCATAAAAGAAGCACATAAATTAGCATCTGAATGTGGAACATATCAAGACTTTCCTGAAAATAAAAAGTCTGCATTTGATTTACAGACTTTAGTCTTATTATTAAATGAGATTGATACTAAGTTTAGAGAAAAAGATCTTTTTTATACTGAAGAACTTCCTCTTGATGAAAATACAGTTTCCAGTTTGTTTGATATCTGGTTACCACATAAAGAATCATCTTAAATTACTTCCAACCATATCTCCTAATGTAATACATGCCTGAATAGCCAGGTTTATTTCTTCTTTAGAGCATTGTCCAAAAGATTTCCAGTCCATGTAGTCTTTTCCTTCAACAGTTCTTTTAATTACTAAACCTGCTTTATCTTTAATAAGTATTTTAACATCTTCAAAATCATAACCTAAATCTGATGCAAGTATTCTTATACATTTATGGACTTTAGCTAGTTGTGCTAATGTTACTGTCCCGGTATCTATCTCCATGATCATACTTACCTCGTCATTATTCTTTATAAGATTAATAAACTCCTTATACAAAATGTTATAACTTTCTTTTGTATATATTAATTTACCATCTTTCTTTTTCAACTTGGCCTCAAATAGTCCTTTCATTTTTCTTTTGGTTTTAATAAAAGAGGGAGGTTATGAAGGCGAAACACAATCTAAAAACGCCTAGCAATCTCTTGCACTCCCTCTTTATTTATTTGTATAATTCTCTATACAATTCTATCTTTTTTCTTGTACTATCAATAAGCTCTTGTGGAATGTCATCATAAGTTATACGACAATCATGATCCATTAAAAGATTACTAAAAATACGATGTTTAATATATGAATCAGAAAGTGTATCAACATGTTTTTGTCTCACTTTCTTTCTTCTTACTGTTAGAGGAATGGGACTTTTAGCATGATAATTTTCTATTACATTTTCATGTTTTAGCCTATAATTCTCATAATTTATTTTTGAAATACAAGATTTACATCTTGATTTTCTTCCATCCCATTTATATCCATTTAATTTAATTGCTGATGACTTATAAAAATCAGTAAGAGGTAAATGTTTTTTACACTTAGTACAATTTTTACATTTAGTCTTCAAGGAATTTAATATTAGCAGGTTTACCTGACATCTTTTTATATATCAGTTGTGATTTAGTAACAGAATTAGCTGTTGCATAACCTTTTAAGGCTACTTGCGCAGCTTTTAAATCTTCTCTGTCATCCCATATGTCTTTACATGCATCTGCAATCTCTAATGAATTTTTTCTTAGATCAGATGCATTTTTAGTAACTGTTTTTTTCTTTACAGTAGTTTTTTTAGCAGTTTTTGCCATAATACAAATTTTAATTGTTGGTTTATAAATATTAAGAGGGCATTACACCCTCTTATGTTAGATATGATTTACTTAGTAGCCATTTTAACTACTTCAGCATTCATCATTAATTTTTGAAATTTTTGTTTATTACCATTTAAGATTTCTCTAATAGCGTAATACTTCAAATCATTTGCAAAAATTTCTTCAGTAGATAGCATTACTAATCTATCTATGATTTTTTGAGATATTGTATTAGATGTTGAATAATGTAAAGCATAATTAGCTAATCTAGTACATAGTACTGCAGCAACATCTGCTCTATAATTATGTTCAACACCAATAGCCTCTTTTAACGTTGTTCTAACATGTTGTTCATTTTCATGACACAACATTGTATCTGGTGTGGGAAGCTTATCCAACTTATTATTAATAAATGTAGTAAACATAGTAGAAAATTCTTGTCCTACTGACCCTTCACCAATCATTTGGATCATAGGAAGTTCACTTTCAAATTTCTCAAATGAACTAATTGCATTAAAGAAAGTAGTAATTGATCTTGCATTAGTTTCTTGTGTAACTAACTCAGGATGCATTAAAAGGAAGTTAATACATCTACCATCAATTTGTGATCCTTCTGCCCACTTAGCCCATGTTTCTGCGTCAAACTTTAGATTAGCAGTAATAAACCTTGTTCTCTGAGCTGAATCAATTGCTTGAACTAAATAATCTCCATTATCTGGATTAGCAGTTAATAAAATATGCCAATCTTCTGGTAATGTCCATGATATATATTGTTGTCTATCAATTAATTCCATTACAGCTTGTATAAATCTTACATCTGCTCTGTTCCAATCATCTAATAATAATATCCCACCTTTTTTCTTATCTGCAATCCATTCAGGTGCACAATAAGACATTTGAGATTTACCAGTTGGTTGGTATCCTTTGTCTTTAAATGAGCCAACAAGATGTTCATCAGCCCATTTCATTGACCATTTATCATCTTTATCTTTTTTTGCCATTTGAAATTGTCTAATAGGAAACCCAACTAAGTCTCCTAATTCTTCTATTTGTGCTAAATTTAATTTTATAAAATTTAGATTCATTTCATCAGCAAGTTGTAATATACTTGAAGTTTTACCTATACCAGATTCACCTACTACTTCAACGGAAACAGAATTTTTTCCATTAGCCTGTAAGTGTCTGTTGTTTTTAATAATATGACCTAAAAAATCTTTTAGCTCATTAACATTTAAGTTTACTGTGTTATTCATTCTTTACTTTTATTACTTTGGTTTGTTTAACTTAATTTGATTACTGCTCCTGGTAAATCATTATTATCATATGAACGTGATGATAATACCCATAGCATTCTTCCTCTTGGCTTTGGATCAGGCGCAGGCGCTTCACAATCAGTAAGATATACAAGACAAGAAAACTTTCTTTTATTTTCATTGTAATAATCAATTACAGGTTGAAAACTGGTTCCACCACGCCCGGTAACTTCAATTTTACCGTCTGCTGGCCTTTTATAAGATTTAACACTACTTATTGAAGCATCACATTGTGCAACAGTAACTTCTGCTCCAGTTTTATGCATATGATGGATTTCATTAAAGAACTCAACTAACTCATCATTACTTACGCTTCCAGAAGTATCAATACCTACTAAGATATGTTTTTTCTGTTTAATCCTTAAACCTGGATTACCTTCATATCTTCTACTAAGTTTTCTTCTTGACTTTTTAGTAAAAGTCTTAATAGACCCTCCTACAAACATTCTTAGAAAACCTTTCCAGTCAAATTTAGGTGGTGTATCATCAAATAAGCCATTAATATAATCTGCAATCTCTCCAGGAACATATCCTCTAGATTTTTGAACTTGTTCTGCTACACCTTTAAGTTGATAATCAACCTGTTTTTGGATTAACTTTTTTTCTGCTTCATCAAGAGCGTCAAATTCTTTCCACGTAGCATGTGCATGATGAGGTTCTCTAGGATCTCCTGGTTTACCTTCTCCTTCTCCCTCTCCACCACCTTGCATTAACTCATCTAAATAAGGACATCCGCCTTTACCATCAGGTCCTGATTGTTGTGCTTCTTGAAGTTTTTTATAATAATAATCAGTACCTGCTTTAGTATCTAAGTTTAATTCTTTAAAATCTTCAAGAAATAAGGCTCTAATAGGAAGTTTAAGCATTTGTGCTCTTGCTTCTTCTTTAGTATATTCATCTGCCTTAAGTTTTCTTTTAACTTCATCCATAAATATCTTTAAGTCAGCTTCATAAGTTTCTTTATCAGGATAATTACCTCCTGGTAAATATGCTCTATCAATATATTGATTGATCTCTAAGTCAGCTGCTATATTAAATAACTTATGACTTTTATATCTATCTCTTAAAGTTAAATGCTGAAAAGCAATATGAAGTAATTCATGTTTTAATATACCTACTTTATATTCAGAAGATAAATTCATCCAAAACACTGGATTAATTGCTAATTGCATGTTAATCCCGTTTTTACTGACACCTGCTGTGTCTATACTATCTATCCATACTTTATTTAATGTGATTAAAAAGAGCCCGTAAAAAGGCTCTTTTAACATTAATTCTTTTGTGGCTCTTGCCAATGTATCAGAATTTTTTATCATTTTTTCTTTGGTTTTATTTCTATATCTAGATATTCAAGAAAACTAAATCCATAATTTTGTAGGAAGTTTACTAAATCATCTTTAAATAAGTTAATTATAAATTTAGTTGCTATGGGATTATCTCTTTCAAGTGATAAGTCATACAACACACGATAAGATAAGGATGTTTCAACTGTTACTCCATTTGCTTGTGTATCTTTTTTTGATCTTGTCCAAGTTTCTCTTACATCCACAGATCTCGTGGTCTTAGTAAAAAGAATTGGATAATCATCAGCCAATTCATGCAGTGAGAATTTAAACGTAGGAAGTTGAAATGCTTCTTTTAATAAACATAAAATATAAATTTCAGATCTTTTATATTCTGCTTCTTCAAGAATTGATAAGCCTACTTTTATTGATCCATGATCTGCTGATACTAAAAGCTCTTTAATATCATTATAATTTTCTTCATTAATAATTACTCTTTTTTCTGTGTTTTTTATTTCATTCATATTAATTATATAATTAAAAAGTATTTACAATCTTTTTTAATTTACTTACATACAATGGATCCATTGCATATGGTAAATCAACTAAAAATGCATAATAATCTTTATCTCGTTTAAGACGTGTATATTTCATATATATTTGATAATAATATGATTGTACACACTCTTCCCATGTTTTAAATACTTGGGGTCCTCTTGTATCTTTAATTCTTTTGGTTAGACCAAAAATATTATTATGGTTTTTACACCAGTAAGATTTATACCATCCTGATTCAAGAATTGATTGTGCCAATATAATATCTTTATGTTCTTCATTGATATCATACTTATTAATCTCTAATCTTACTTTATCTACAGTTTGTGCATTAATTGAATTCATTACAAGTAACGCCACTAAGAAGATCCATATTGCAAAGATCCACATTCCAAATTTATCTACGAATTTTATAAAATCATCTCTATTCATAATCTCATTTTTTCCCATCTTCTAAATCAATTATATTTATTTGTCTTAATTTATACCACCCACCTATCACGAGGCTGTCTTTTGTTACAATAATTTCAGCATCCATTTTTTTTGGATTGTGTAAGTGATAAAGATTTACTTTAACTTCTGACACAACCTGATACTTTGAGCATCCTGCACATAATATCATGAGTAGTATTAATTTTTTCATTTTTCTTTTACAAATTGTCCGTTAATCATTTCTCCTTTTCTATTTCTTATAGTTTTATAAGCTTTTGTAAGACACTCTTCAAGAGAAGTTTCTTGCATTTGAGCCTGAATTAATAATGTAACCATTATATCTCCTAATGCATCTTCTATTTCTTCTTTATCTTCATTAACTATAGCATTCAACAGCTCAGTCAACTCTTCTTGTGTCTTTAGTGCTTGTTTAATAGGGGTAGACCTATTAAAGATTTTTCTCTCATCAGCCCATGCATGTACACAACATTCTAATTCAAAATAATCCATCATTTTTTCTTTTTTATAGGGGTTTCTATTTCTTGTTTACTAAAATCTTCTATTTTATAAATTAAATTCAATTCTCCATATAACATTTCATCTTCATAATAAGGTATAGTTTTTGATCCTAAATTGACTCCTTTATTAAAAAGATGTTTAGGATGTTTTATACTATGATATTTATATTTTTCATCTTCTTCGTCCATATTATAAATTTGATAACAGCATTATAAACAGATTTAATATCATCAGACATTATCCAATAGTTTATATCTTCAAATATTTTCTCAGCACTTTCTAAGTCTGAATTTTCTAATTTAGATATTATATTACCTATTTTTTTAAGTACAGGTATGAGCCAATCCCAAGAAGTATGGTATTTCCATTGTTCTGCATTGGCTTTGTCGCTCCATTCAGGGTTATACCAATACTTCTCCATAAATTCTGCTATTAATTTATTTTCTTTCATTTATATTATAAGATTTACATATACAATTTACAGCTTTTTTCTGAGATTTTTACTTAAAATTCATCAGGATCATACCAATTTATTTTTGATTGATCAAGAGTTTCTAAAGCATCTTTTACCCACTTAACATCAATAGTATTCTTATAACATAGTATATGAATTATTGACTTGTCATTAGGGTTTAATCTCAGTAATCTACCAAGTCTTTGTGTGCTTTTTCTATTATTACCATATGCATGCATAATAATCCCTTCTTTTAAACCCGGAATATTAACTCCTTCATTTAATTGAAGTACACAAGATAGTTTATCTATTTCTCCGTTAACAAACATTTCAAAATTCTTATCTGCATCAGGATTACTACTATGATAACTATGCTGACATAAATTATCAGCCTGTTCTTGATAGTTTGCAAATAATATACATTTATTTTCAGACTGTTCTAATAGTCTTTTAGCATATACTGCTTTACTTACAAATGTTTGCATATCTTTCATACGCATAACACTGGATATTTGTCTCTGTTTACCAGTTTCAGATTGATTATATCTATCTGTCCAGTAATCATATGATTTCTGTTCAGATGTATACCATATCTTTGTTCCGTGGGTCTTCTTTAAAGTATTATCCACACCTAGAGTTAACAAATGGATAGTAATCTCATAATCATTTAATATACTATCATCTATAGCCTCATCTACTATATATTCATATATAATAGGACAATACTTTTCTATTAATCTACCTTTTTCAGAATAGATTGTTTTTGGTGGTGTACCAGTTAAACCAATAATTCTATTTTTATATTGTTTTAACCATCTACTATGATTGGGCAATAAACTATGACACTCATCTAAATAGATAACATCATAATCTAAATCTTGTTTAACTAAAGATCTATACGTACTAAACGTTACATCTTCCAGTAAATAATCAAGTTTAAACTTAACTGCTTCATCTTTCCAGGATTTAAATATAGATTTCTTTGGTGCTACAACTAATGCTTTAGCACCAATTCTATCTTTATCTAATTGTAAAGTATCTTTATAATGATGCCAGATCCTTTCAAAATGTTTTAGTCCAATCAATGTTTTTCCCACTCCCATGGAGATCCCAAGACCTGCTCTTTCATATTTTGATAATTTTACAAGAGCTTCTTCTTGAATAGTATCTTTACTTTTCATTGTATTAATATTAAATATATACAAAGTCCAAAATTAAAGATCAAACTTGTCCATACTAAGACATTTATTTCTTTTAATTTTTCTTTTAATTTATTTACTTCTTTCTTAGAAGCTGCATTATGAAAGTCTCTCATCTTTATTTTGGTTTTTTAATGCAATCATTACAGACCCAAACTCCTATTAATGTCATTTCAGATTTAGGTTTCTTTTGGTTACAATTATAGCACGTTTTAGTTTTCATTTTTTCTTAGTTTTATGAAATCTTATTATTAGAAAAAAGCCCATTATAGAAATTAATACAAATATTTCTATATCAGTAACTGGCATTTTATCTTATTTTAGATTTCCTATATCCCATTTCTGTAGCTTCTTTAGGATGTAATTCTATCCAGTCATGACAATTTCTACAGACAGCAATCCATTCATTACAAAGTAAATAATTTGAATTTCTACCTTTTATATGGTGTATTTCAGAAGCATTAAGACTACAGTTAGATACTGCTGCTTCACACATAGGGTGCGTATTGAGATAAATTTCTCTTAATTTAGAGTATTCTTTGGTTTCTTTTATTCTTTTGGAAGAACTAAAGGAAATAGGTTTTAACTTTTTAAAGTTTGTTGGTTTGCTTTTTAGTTGGATTTTACCCCAACAATATTTACAATATCTATTTCCTCCAATATTCTTCCATATAACTTTTTGTTTGTTACATCCTTTACATAATTTCGTCTTCATCATCAATATTTAAATCAAATGATTTTGTGTCCTCATATACACTTTTCTGTACTTTTTCTACCAGAGAGGGAGCACTATCTTCTATAATATCATATATTGGATCTATCTTTTTTATGATATCTTTTATGTATTTATATTTTAAACTTGATAATATTTCTTGAATTTTATTGTCATCAAAATTCTGAAATACTTTCAAATCACCAAAAGGTCCTTGTATTTGATGTTCAATACCTCCTTTATTAATAATATCATCATAATACTGATGTACATCACTAAGATATAAATATATAAAGATCCATTCTTCATTATTTAATGTTTCAAAATTCATTTTATCTTATAAAAATTATTTGCTAAAACACCTTCTTTAATAAATAGATCTATTACATCTTTTTTTGAGATATTTAATTCTTTTAATGTTACTTTAGATATGTAACTAGAATCAATAATATCAAACTTTCCAATTCTGTTATTTGGAAAATAAAGTGCTAAAAAACTATTTAGTTGATAGTTTGTTTTAACTTGTTTATATAAATTTAACACATTTTGTGCTTTTAAATTAACTTTTTTAATTCTTTTTCTTTTGTTTGGATTCATATCTTTTATCTCATCTTGAGTAAAAACATTTAATCCAAACAATGCTCTTTTATAAAGGTTATTCTGTGTTTGACAAAACATATCTCTTTGGTATGACATGTACTTCTTACCTTTATATGTATTTCCTTTTTGTTGATAATCTTTTAATTGCCCTTTGTAATTAACATTGTTATTACTGATTGTTCTAAGGTCTTTTAGACTTTTAAATACTTGTGGTTTCATAGGAATCTGTTTTAAATAAATTAAAAAAAGGAAGCCATCCGTGGACAACTTCCTTTATTTTCTGACTTGCAACGCATGCAAGCCTGTATACTCAACCTTTAGAGCATAACACTCTATAAGGTAAACTGGGCGTCATCTTCTGATGACAATTCATTATCTTCTTCTAATATTTCTTCTTCATTCTCTTCTTTAGTTATTTCCTCTTTTTTATTTTCTTTCTTATTTTTTTTCTCTTTCTGTTGGTCCATTAGATTATCTAAATCTTTCAAATAGGCGTCTTTAATATCCTCACCATTTGTATGTTGAACGAGATAATCAGTAGATAATGGATCTTGATCATAGGATGTTGTTCTGTATATTGGCTCTCCATCTACACAACAAACAATACCCGTATCTCCAGCCACCTTAAAATCTTTATCAGGATCTTCTGAATTAAATGGTTCTAATTGTTCAGTAATAACAATATTGCCAGGTAATTCTTGTCCATTAAAAAAATTCATACTTTTTAATTCTTCTACACTACCATGTAGTAATGCAGTAAGTCTCTTTTTTTGAACCCAACCATTCTTTTTAAACATAATCTTGGTTTGTTCTATTTTTACACTCCCATATTCAGGATTTTTTTCAGATACTTTTATTACAGAGCCAGCTTCATTAGCTGTAACTCTAACTTTAGAATTCATATAATAGTTTTAGAAAAGTTATTAATTATTCTTCATTACGGAAATCTTTATCCGCAAGTTTTGATTCATCAGTTATGTTATATAGTTTTTTAACGTCAGCAGGATTAGGATCAGGTTTCCCTGGTTTAGTTATTGAACTTCCATATGAAGGATTATTTACAAAGTCTCCATAATAGGCGTTGCCTATTAATTGATGCAATTCTTGATCAGAGTAGCTAAGGTAATCCTCAATAGATAGTTCAATTGTTCTTCCATCTTGTAGTTGATATAACATTAATAATCTTTATTTCTAAAGTCTTATTCAAATATAATTCTTAATTATAAAGATTATTGTTTATTAAATGATATATAGTAAATATATGTCATCTATATAGATATAAAAAGGAAGGGAAGTATAAATACACTAAAAAAATACTTCCCTTTTCTCCTTTTATGTCAACGATTCCTATCATCAACCATTAAAACGGTAAGTCACTAAGTGCATTTTTTCCTATATCTTGTCCTTTATCCCACATTTCAAATAGTCTAAGACCTTTATCTATTTCAAGTATAGTTTTTCTCTCAATTTCATAAAACTGCTCTTTAGTTGAAGACCAGTCTACTTTCACATCTAATGCCATTAAATTATCACATAGCATTTCAATTTGATCATAATCTATAACAGGTGGTGACCATGGTGTATGTTTATATGCCTTGTTAGATATACTTTCTAAAAAACTATTAGGATTATGTGACGTATATAAAATCCTTCTTGTATTATGTGTATGAAAAGTACTTAATAAGGTTTTTATCTCATTAACATATTTCTCATCTATTTTCATACGTAAAGAATATTTTATCCAATACTTAACTAAATCATCATTAGATTTAATTTTATTACAAATAATCATACTCCACATTCCTTTAGTCATACAATGTTTAATCGCCTCAACTCCAAGGTCCTTCTGTTCAAACCAAGAAATATCTATATTGAGATATTTGGTAAGCTGTGTCATTAATAACCACATGTCATTTGCTTTACCATTGGACCATATTTTAATTCTTGCATTTGACCTTCCTTTTTTATAATAAGTAAATGCTATTTTTTCTCTTATTTTCTTATAAATACTCTTACTACCCATTCCTATAGATGCTTTATTATATATCATACTAATAGTTTCATCTTTTTCAACAACATCTATATAAGAAATATGACCAGGTAATTTGTTCTTATAATGTAGGAATTTTTGCAACTTCAATGGAAGGTTAAAGGCATTTATATATCTGTCATATCCTTTTTTTTCACCTTCAGTATAAAAATGTCTTTCAAATTTTTTCATGTTCAATTATAATTTCATCAATTAATATATTATTTCTAAACATACCAATTGTTCCATCTTGGGTTCTTTTAATAGCAACCTGAAGATTAGGTGTTATATGCAATATATTATCTTTCTTATATCTGTATAATACATTCTTGTCATTGTCACTCATAATAATTAGTCTTTAGGTGATACATTATGTGATGTTTGATATTTAATATCTTTAACATCATATTTATGCACTATTGGTGCTATTTTTCTTGCACCTGATTCATAAGTTGTTGAACAACTGGACATAACATTAACTACAACTATGATTGCTATAACATATAACAGTGATATAAATATAGTAACTATTTTTTGCCATTTGTAAAAATTATTTTTTAGCTTTTTCATAATAATATTTTAAATTGTTAATAAATAAAAAAGTCACAATAACTTTCTGTAGCTGCACCTCCTTATACAGAGGTAATATACATACTCATTACTGTGACTTTCTTCGTCTTACGAGGGAGACTACTTACTTGCTCTTTCTATTGCCTCATCATACATTCTTTTGCAGAAGTCTTTTAATGTTTGCGATAGATTTAACTGAATATCTGGGGATACTCCTTTAACCTCATACATTTGTTGGCCCCTTTTCCAATTATGAGTGGTCTCTTTAGCTATTCTGATGCCATAATGACTCTTTACATAAGCAAGTTTCTCTTTTATTTGGTCTTTATTTCTAAGATCCTTGAAGCTAAGTGTATTCACGATACACTTAGGCTTTTTAGGTTTTCTGACAGTGTCTTCTTTGCCATTCTCAAGTTTCACTTTCCATATTTTTTGCTCTTTAGTAACAAAAAATGGTTTATCAAGGTGTACAGTTAATCTCATAGGTTATTTATTTTTTATCATTTTAGTTTTAAGTTCAGCTAATGCCTTTGTTTCTCCAAGCGACAGTGATATTTTTCCAGGTGTAATAGATGTATTATCCTCTTCACCATTCCAATCTATATCTTCATGTAGTTGTCTTGATTTTTTCATTGCAAGATTCTCATGTTCATGAACACAATTTATCCATGTACTTAAACGACAGTCATCATGATCATCCATCATATGATCTGGATCAGTTACAATAAAATGATAGTCATAACCACCATGTTTTTCTTCTACTTCTGATCTTGACATATGTGCAAATTCATCAACTCTCTCTTGTAACTCTTTTTGTTCCATACCATTTGGACAGTAAACTCTATTAGTTATTTGTCTTCTAAAACTATATTCTACCTTTTCTGTAAAAGGATTAAAAGATATAAATTTAGCTGCACAATTATTTCCTGCATAGTCTATGATTCCATATGTTCCTATTTCTGGTTCCACATATACTCCACATAATATTTCTACAGCCTTACGAAAGTCAGCTGTTGCAAGACATACTGTTAATACATTATCTAATTGTTCATTATTTAATTTAAGAGTGGCTTGAAGCGCTACTTTCTCTAATGATGTGATCTCCGATTCTTTAGTGTTTTTTTTCATTTGTTTTTCATATTTAATTTGTGAACACCTAATTCTCTATTAAGATTACGTGTTTCTTTTGTGTTTAAATGTTTTGGGTTAACATACTCTTCTCTTTTCCAAAGAAAAGGTTGTACCATTTCTTTAATATGGTTACTTATGTCTTTTAATGCAGCTTTAGAAGCTGAAATAACTTTATTCTTAGGGTAAACCACATGTGCTGGATCAGTATAACCATATTTGACTGCTAACTTAGCATGCTTTGGGTTATTTAAAATGCTATCACATCTTGTACATACTGCCATCCAGGATGAAACATTGGTTAAATTCTTTTCTTTTCCTTTTGAGAAATGTATGCTTGTAGTTTTTTGACTACAGTGATCATACTTACGTTGACTTGGGAAATGACATTCACAATAAGGATTCTCCGTTACGTAAGCTTCCATCATACGTATGACAGGAAGATTATCTTTTGTAAAGGGTATAATATCTTTCATAGTAGTGTTTTTGTAAAATTAATAATTATAGCTATAATACTGAGATTAAAACAAATGTAGGTAAAGAGAATTAATGCCCTTCACCCACAATTTGGTATACGTGCTTCTACAGCCGTCTGACTAGAGTACTTACAGGCCCTCCATGCTTACATCATCTCTGTAAAGACAAATGGTTTTCAACAGTTCCGCTGTATTATTACTAGATAGATATACTATATCTATACCACTAATTCATTTAATACTAATCATTTGATAATCAGTATTTTAATTATTTGACTAAAATAAGTAGTGGTTAATTTCTGTCAATAGTGATCAAAAATTACCCACAAAGTTGTCAATTTTGATAATAAAATAGGTAGAGAGTTGGCAACGCAAGTGTTTTGTTCTCTATTAAGTTGGTACAACCACGTCTGGACTTTTAAGCCATTCAACGCCTATATAAATAAGATGCTGTAGAGGATGAGTCCTACGCCACTCTACATAAGGAAATAGTACCGTCATTTAAAGGACTGCCTTATCTTACATCTTAATTCATTCTGTAATTGTCAAGTATTAATATTTCAGGTGTTGGGTTTAGAAAGTTCCAACTCTTAATCTTCAGATATTCTTCTATAATATCTTTACACTGATCAAAAGTAAGTATATGATTCTCTACATTCCAGATTTCTTTTGCTGCTTCTTCAATTTGTTCATAAAACAAATGCATCATTACCTGTGGAATCCATTGATGTGGAGATAATTGTCTTATAGTAGGCTCATTAACATTCATAGTGTTTTGGGATTTAATAATAGTCATCATAATCAAACTCACTACACATATCATCTATAATATCTTCATAGAACATATCATTAGCTTGATCAATTGCATATTGTCTCCGTGATTTTTTCAAAACTGGGATATCAACATTGTAATAATCTACTATCCATTCCGGGATACTAATAGTTTCTCCCTTACTATGTATATAAGACTGTAAAGCATTCATATCTTTATTTATGTTGTGTATTGCAATTTGTAGTTGTCTTATTGTTTCTTTGTTTTTAGTTGTTATAACATTCATAGCTATATATATTATAATAGTATTATATATAATATAGTAATTTAGTATTGACTGACTATATTATAGTACGTATGTAGAGGGTTTCTCAATCAAAGCTCTTTGCGTCTCAAAGTTCTTTTTTTGTATTTATGCTTTGAAATTCAGTAAGTAATGTAATGAATAAACTTGGAAACTAAAAAAATAAACAAAAAAGGGTGCTATTACACACCCTTATTCCATTTAATATCTGATTATGCATTAAAATCTGCATCTTCATCTATAGTTTCATCAACTTCACTTTCTTCCACCTCATCTACTATCTCTTCTTCTGCCTTATCTTCACTCTCTGTCACAACAGGAGTTTCAGCAGGTGGTGTTGTTGCTTTCACACCAAGCAGTTGATCTGCTATTTTCTGTGCTAAAGCCTCACCAATTTGACCTCCAAACTGATTTACAAGAGATGCTTGTTTCTTAACGCTACTTAAATCAGGTGCAATTTTATCATTTGCTGTAATGATGATGTTACCACTCTCTCCAAAATATCTTGTAGAGAAGAACAAGACGTCACCTGTCTCTTCGTCTTCACGATAATTATCTCCTTGGAGTTCTTCATAACGTGCTAACGCTGATTTAGTACCAGTGATTTTGTAGACGAATACGTCTATAGGATTCTGATTCCTGTCTAACTTGCTATAAGTATTTATGCAAGATGCTTTAAGGCTTGTATTTACTGCCATAGTAATATAATTTATTATGTTAGATTAGTTGCGCACCTATAACTTTTATAGACGCAGGTATAGTAAGGAGTTGAAAAGAGAAATAGTTTTTTAAGGTTGTCTTTTAACTTTACTAAAAAAGCACAACAACGTGGTCTTACAGGATTAAGTTTTCCCTGCAAATATTTGATGATATAGGTCTTATCTACGTTAACACACTAACTACAAAATATCTCTCAATAGTTCTCCGCAAGACTGCTCTTGAACTATCATTGAAATTCCCGCTACAGGATAATGTGCACTTGATGGGTATCACGCCTAATTCAAGTTACTAACGTTTATAGATGCTTTAGATCTGTTGCCTACAAATTTCACCATTTAATTCTGTTGCTAAACAGTCAGATATTAGATTCCTAATACCTGCAGAGTGTCCTCTAATCAATGTGCCTTATACCTCTATACAAAGTATTATTCAGCCAAAGACCACAAAAAGGCTTGCAAACCTTTTTGGTGTTGTTGTACAAAATAAATGAGGAGTTGAAAAGAGAAAGTATGTGCTTAATGTTGCTCTTAAGTCACTTACTCTGCTAAAGGTTGCAAAAAAAGGCCGTTAAGGCCTTTTGGTTAGTCTTCACCAAGTGTTGGTTCTGGATAATCACGTGGATCTTCAGGTTCAAGTGCTTGATTAAGTACACTCTGAAGTGATTCATCTGCAAAGAGACGTTGAGGTTCAAATACTGTTACTTGACCTACTGCAGCATGCCAATACTGATATACTATTACATAACCTAGACGAAGTTTGTTTGCAATAAGTTCATCATATGTAAAGTCTTCATCATTATCTGTGTATATTTCTTCTTCACAAACTGTTACTTGTAGTTTTTGTCTTTGTTCCCAGAAGTCTAATTTAAATTTTATATTACTCATAGTTAATTGATTTTAAGAAGGCCTATTTAGACCTTCTTTTGTTAAACTTTCTCTTCTTCCTACTTGGAAGTTTAATCTTTTTGGGTTTACTGGATGTATTCAGTATTCCCATTACTAATGACCTTGAAGGACTGAAATGCATCACTTCATTTATGCTATATTTATACATATTATTTAATTTTAATTAAATAAAATGAGGAGTTGAGTTAAAAAAAGAGCCACGTTAGTGGCTCAAGTTGTTAGAATGGTGCTTCATCATCTCCATCATCAGCAATTACTTCTGCTTTAGGTTCTGGTTTTGGTTCTGCCTTTGGTTTAGGCTTCCACAAGTTGAAGAACAAGGCTCCTTCAGCTGGCAGATAATTAAGTTTAAGCAGGAACCTGCCATCTTTCTCCATAACCACGCCAACTTGCACGTTTTTATAGATGGTTGCACCTTCACTATCTTTACCCACGGGTCTACCGTGCACTACATTGTATTTGATTTTTGTTGCCATAGTATTGATTTAGGTTAAGTAGGGAGTTGTCTTGTGTTTTAATAAAAAGAGAGCCCTAAGACTCTCTTGATTTACCCTTATTATTATATTCTGCTATCTTTTGAGCTCTATTAATGCCATACTTTTTATCGTGTTCAGCAAGTTTGATTTCATTGTATTCTACAATGTTTCTATGACCTGTACTTTTGAGTTTAAAGCGTTGTGCTCTTTGTTGGTCTGCAGATAGTGGTAATTTGGGTTTATAGTGTTTAAAGTGATAGATTGGAAGTCTAAGAAGAGGTAAACTATCATCTAAGTCTCTTCTAACCATTAATGCTTTATTATTGTACCAATAACAGTAATAAAGCATTTCGCTTTTAAGTTTACCTCTCCTTGGTGCTACATATCTAACACGAAAAGGTATTTTACATTTGTACGCCATAATATTAAGTTTAAGGATTAGTAATAATAAGGAGTTGTTTTACATTATGCAAAGAAAGAAGCCTATGTAGGCTTCTCAGGTTCAAGGATAATTACATCAGTGAGTCTACCTTTCTGATAAAAACGTTTAGAACGTTTGCCATCAGAATAGCGTAGGATCTGGATAGTAGTTATAATACCATCAATGATTGCAGTTGCTGTGCTTTCTATCGTCATAATATAAAGTTTAAAGATTAAGTATAATAAGGAGTTGGTTTAGTAAAAAGCACCCAAATTAATGGGTGCTTAGTGTGCCTGCTAAAGCTGTTTACGGTCCTTACATCACCAAAGCAATAAGGTGAAAGCCTCTGCTTTTCCATATGATGGATGCCTCCATTACCCTCCATTCCCACATCAGTTCAATTATCTCTTCATTGAGATAAAAGAGGAATTAGGTCTACTATTAACAAGGAGTTGTAACACAAAACAGAAAGGCTTACTGAGCCTTCCTATTCTTGTTCCACTTCCTATGCCAGTCAGCTAGTGTAATGTGTGTTGGTGGTAGTACTTCAGGTACTATAACTTCATTATCTTTACGTATCTTAATAGCATATATAAGACCAAGCAATAGAACTTGTACACACATAATAAACAATGTAACATTGTAAGCAAAGAAGTAATCATAACATAAGAATGTTATCAAACATATCAATGATATAACATATGATAACAAGAGAAGAGAGAAGACTTTATTTTTCATAGCAGAGGTTTTTTGTTATTATTTGATTGAAATAAGGAGTTGCCTTCACAAAACAATGGGGGGTGGGGCAAAACTTTTTGAAAAATATTTTTTCATCATAGGGACCCACTAAATCTTCACGTGCATAACTTTTTTCTATAGGTTAGTTGTTCTTGTGGTCCGTCCAGTCAAGATAAAATCCTACGGCAACTGCAATATGCATCATTATTGAGCTTGTAATTTCTATAAGGTCATGGTAGTTATTAAGGCTTAAGTGTACGTGTCCTATGATCCAGAAAGGTATAGCCAGGTTTTGTGAATACCATATAAGAAAGAAACGTAATAATTTCATATATGTAATATAGAAAAATTTTGAATTTAACTTTATAATTTTGTATATTATATATAGAAGTGATGCAAGAAAACTTTGATATAACAAGACTTACTTTTGAACAAGGAGGCAAGATTTATAAAATTGAGATGCAGGGAAGCAATCTTAACTATAATGAATTTATGGATATGATTGAGTCTCTTGTTCAAAGTACGGAGTATACTGAAAGAGAAGTTAATGAGTATATTTTAAAGTGGGCGGCTGATATTAGGGCTTCATTTCAAAATTGAATTTGTTTAATGTATATTTATAAAAAATTTTAATTATGAGCAATGTAATATCAGACTTTGTAGGTCTATTTAGAAACAAACAGATTATTAGTAACCCAAAGGATAATGACTTTTTGTTGGTAGGACAAACGGGTGTGGGGAATATTCATTCTACTACCCAAGCATCAATGAGAACAAGATTGGTAAGAGTTAGAGATATAACTGGAGGATCTAGTTTGATTACTGTTCCTGCTGTAGGAACTACTTTTACAGCTAATTTATCTTTAGCAGATTATTTTAGTATTACTCTTCCAGATGGAGCTGGTCCTTATACAATTAATTTTACTGGGTTATCTATAGGAACTAATATTGTATATATTAAACAGAATACAACAGCAAATGGTGTGGCAACATTGACTGGAGTTGGATGGCCAACAGGTGCTGCTCCAGTAATCACATTAATAGCAAATAGAATTGATATTGTTACTCTTGTTTATGATGGGACAACAATAAGAGGTGTAATAACTCAAGATTACGTTTAATGAAAACGCTTCCTTTTGGATATATGACTGCTGCTGCAGGTCTAGAGAATGTCTATTCTATGGAGTTTGATGGTGTAGATGAATATATGTTAGTTTCAGATTCTCCTATTTCTACAATAGCAGCATCAACTGAATTCTCTATAAGCTTGTGGTATTATATGCCAGCTTCAATAACATCATTTATTTTTTCTGAAGCACTAAATGTTACTTTTGAACTTTATTCTTCTGGTGGATCAGGCTGGTATATGTATGTTGGACCAGCTATTACTATGTCATCTGTACCACCTATAATAACAGGTAAATGGGTTCACGTTGCTATAATAGTAGATCAAGGAAGTAGTGTTACATTTCATCAAACAGATAATCTTGGAACAACTGTTTATACAAGTACTAATACTCCTACTACACTTACGCCTGGATCAAATCCACTTTATATAGGAAAACGTAAAACAGGAACTCCATATCCTTTTGCTGGAAAATTAGATGAATTAGCGTTTTTTGATTATGAATTAACTACTAGTGCTGATACAACTGCGGATTTAAATTCAATGACAACACCGCCTATTGTGTGGTATAGAATGGGGGATAATGGAAGATTTTTAAGAAAGCAATGGTTATTACCAGCAGAAGCTAATAAAGATAAATCTCAAAATTATTCTATGTATTTTGATAGTGTAGGAACTACTTTTGTATTACCCAATGCTGCTTTAGATATAATTCCTCCTGCAACTACAAAACTTACATTTTCTATATGGATAACTAAAAAGAATGATTTAGGATGGAAAGGATTATATTTTTGTGAAGGAGGTAGTAATGACTTTTTTGTTGCTTTAATTGGAGCTGATATATACTTTAGTAGTGGTGCTGGTAACAATGGAATAGTAGATTTCGCTGTTGGTTCTGGTTTTCCCCTTGATGATTGGTATAATATAACTTTCTTTTACGATGGAACATTTATAGATGGAGATCCAGCTACACAGAATGCTGGTAGACTTAAATGTTATATAAATGGTGCTCCACAAGCTATAACATTTGCAGGTAATATTGATTCATCGTTAAATCCTACATATGCATGGAGTAGTATAGGTACCTATTCAAATGGTGCGCCTAATTATTATGGTTTTGAAGGATTAATGTCTGGATTAGCGATATGGAAAAGTAATCAAATAGCTAATATTGCAGAGATTTATGGGGGAGGTACTCCACCTGATCTTACAGACTTAAATCCAGATAATTGGTGGAAATTAGGTGATGAATCACGTTTACATGATGGTCCTTTCTTTTGCACTGAACAAAAGAACGTAAATAAAGTGGGTAATTATTCATTTGGTTCTGCTTTAATTACTGGGGCAAATATAGCTATTAGCGGGAATCCAGCATCATTACAAATAACAGCAGCTCCATTATCTATTAGTTATTGGGTGTATAATAATTATGAAAGCGGTGGAAGTTCATATTTATTTGTTAAAGGTGACAACCAAACCACTCAAGATTATTCTTTATTACAAAGTAGTTCAACACCTTCTTTTGTTATAAGAAGTGGAGGAACTGCCTACACAGTAACAGGTACTACAAATACTCAAGATGGTTGGCATCATATTTTAGGTGTCTATGATGGTGGAGATTTAAAAATATATGTAGATGGTGATTTAGAAAACACTAACACTATAGGAAGTTTAAGTATAGACAATATACAAACAACATCAGGTATAATGAGTAATGGTGTAACTTCTATATGTAGAGGAAATCACGCAACTGCAGCAATATATAATACTGATCAATCTTCAAATGCTGTTGCTTTATTCAACTTAGGTGAACCTGTAGATGAATCTACATATAGTCCAGTGGCATATTGGAGAGCAGATAAAGCTATATACAATACAGTTGGATCAAATTGGGATTTACCAGATCAAATAGGGAGTGCTGATGCAGTAGCATCTTTTGGAGGAGCTGGTAGTGGTAATTTTAATTTAAGCGGTTTTAGTCCTAATGGTGCTAATAACGCTTTAAGTCAGAATACTGTAGCTACTTATAGAGTAGGAGAAGCACCTAATAGTAACAGTAATATAGTAAGTTATAATATGGAAGAAGCTGATAGAAAAGAAGATACACCAGTTTAAACATTAAGTAAATAAAAATAGAAAATATGAATCATTTAACTTATGCTATATGTGATATAGCAACCGACATGCAAAATGTAGATTTCTCACAAGTAGCACAATCTAGTGGACTTACTTGTAGAAGAAGTTTAGACGACACACTATTTGTAATCAAGTATCCTGAAGGATCAGTGCCTACTTTTATAAACACGGGCGTTGTAGTTCCTAGTGAAATACTAGATCATGAACAAACAATAACTTTAATGGCTACGCCTGAATGGTCAGAAGAGATAACACCTTAAAAATATGAAGCCATTACCTTTTGGATATATGAATGGACTTGTTTCAGATCCTTTACTGAATACTAAATCTATATCATTTGATGGTATAGATGATTACATTGATTGTAGTAATGGAAGTGATTTACAAATTACATCCAATATCAGTGTCTCATGTTGGTTTAAAACAAATTCAGCAACTACAATGATGTTGATAAGTAAAAGAAATAATGCAGTTAATCTATATGGTTATCAATTGTATATATCAGGTAATGTATTAAGATTCTTAGTTACATTAAATGGGATTGTTACATATACAGCAACAGGAACAACTAATATAAAAGACAATCAATGGCATCATGTATTAGGCACAATTAATCAGAATACTCAAATATCAATTATTCTTGATGGTTCAACTGAGGCAAGTAATTCAATTGGCCCAGAATTATTTATTGAAAGTAATAGTCCTTTACAATTAGGTTATCAAATGGTTGGTGGTTCCAGTTATTATTTTAATGGACTAATGGATGAGGTATCTATTTTTGACGCATTAGTTAGTTCATCATATTTACGTAAGAATGGAGAACCCGCTAACTTAGAAAGCGTAAGTAATTTAGTTGCATGGTATAGAATGGGAGATAATTCAACTTATCAAACGCCTCAAATTTTAATGCCTGAGAATACAAATAAAGATAAGGTTTCAAATTACTCAATGAACTTTGATGGTGTGGACGATCAAATTCAATTTACAAAAACTGGCATTGACACCGCAATAAGTGTGTCTTGTTGGGTAAAAACAACTCACGTAAACGTAGGAACAAAAACAATTGTT